GACTGTTACCGGCATCGGAGGAACCGCGGAAGGAGCACTTGAACGGGGGCTGGGCGGTCCCTGGTGTGCTCGAGGTGCATGTCTATCGGCGGCAGGAGGCACACAAGGTGATGCTGCACGAGATGATTCATGCGCTAAACCTCGACGTACCCACGGAGTCCATTCAGGCACCGCTGGCCTCTCTGGAGGCAGACCTGGGCCGACGGTTATGGCCGCACCTGGGAGAGGCCTTTACGGAACTCTACGCGGAGTGGCTTTGGTGCATTGTGTTAGATCGGCCCTGGGCCGATCAAGTGGCCTGCTCTGAGGGACAGGCGGCGGCGATCTGGGCCCGCATCAGAACGTCCAAAAAGGATGAGGATACGAATGTGTTTGCCTACTATATCTTGAAGTGGGTGCTTATGGGTCACGCGGCGGACGTGTTTGTGTCACCGAGGGCATCGGTCCCCCTCTGGTATTCCTGGTGGCTGGCGGCGAAGCCACGGCTAGAGGAGCTGGCTGCAGGGGCAACTGAAATGAACCAAAAAGAATTGCGCATGAATATGACCTGCCTCTAGTACGCAAGAAAACCATCATCCTCCACTGTGTGAAACTCAAAGGCGGCAGGGCGTGGGATCGGCGCCCTCTCTGCTGTCTGTATCGTGTCCTTGAACTTCTTCGACCCCTGATGAGCCCGACGGCGCTTATAATAGACAGTGGTCCATCCATCCTCGGGGCCGTACTCCCTCTTAGCGCCGAAGAACGGTGTCTGATAGACATCTGTTCTTGTGCGATCGATCCCCGGAAGGGGCAGATTCTTCACGGGGCCAGTGCAAAGGCATTCAATTCCATAGGTCACCATTGTACTTGCCGGGTTGGTTTATTTGACCGCCGTCACCTTTTGCCCAGTCTAAAAGAAGCCGGAGAACCACGACCGGGGCTTGGCACCACCGCCGCCTGCACCTCCATGCGCTTTCTTCTTCTTTTCCGAGCTGCTACTCCTGGGAGCGCCCTCGTGGCGGCGCTGTGTCATCTTGCTCTTGCTCTTCTTGGTGGTGGGATCTAACGACGCCACCATGGCGTTGAGCTCGGCTATATTGCCCTCAGCAGCAGTATGGTCAAAACGGAAAGGACTTGACGAGCGTTTTTTGCTGCCGCTGCTGCGCCTTAAGCCCCCCGAGCTCATGCCGAGCGCGCGACGGACCCTGGAGGCCTGCCCCGTAGAAAGCACGGCAAAAATCGTACCATCCACGATCACCACATAGGAGCCATTGCGGGGCGCCGTCGTCACCTCGGGCTTGTGGTGGAAGCGGCCGCGACCCTTCAGAAGACCACGAAGCGGTGCGCGGATGAAGCCGTGGCCGCCCGCGAGCTTCACCACGAAGGAGCCATCTCCAAACGCAAAGGTGCCGGGATGGCTCGAACCAGAATCCGGCATTACGATACCCAACTGGTGGCTGGCCGGCACAGTACCCGCCTCGGCGTGAGCAATAAACTCCTCCGCCTCCTCATGATTGTGGCGGATTGCCAGGCGCGGCACACGCCCCAGCTTCTTAACCCTGGTGCCCGCAGTAGTTGCGCGCCTCTCTGTCCTACGATGACCGCCTCCGCCTCCACCATTCTCTGCCATCCTTATACTAGGGGCCAACAAAATATGACGGCATAAACAAACACCCTCATAATCAAGTACCAAACACAAATGGGAATCAGAGGACTCGGCGGCTTTATCCGTAGCAGGCTGCCCCAGGCACGCAAGGCCCTGGCATGGTCCGACCATAGGGGAGAAACATGGGGGATCGATTGTTCGTGTCTGCTGTTTAGGGCCCGTGCCTCTAATCTGTCACCGCTCACTGTCATGGCGCATCTGCTTGTGCGCATGCAGACTGTCGGCATCAGGGCTCTCGTGATCTTTGATGGCAAGGCACCGGCCGCCAAGAACGAGGTACTCGACCAGCGGCGCGCTGTCCGCATGACAGCTCACAAGGAGATGGCCGACATTCGCGAGTCACTGGTAACCGCAACGGTCACGGAGGCCGCAACAATGGAGCGGCGTATGGCCGTGCTGCAAAAGAAGGCACCCGTGGTAACCAGCGGCGATAAGGACAGTCTCAAGAAGTTCCTGTATGCCGCCGGTGTTCAATTTATTACGGCGGCAGAGGAGGCGGACGATGTGTTGGCCTTCTTGTGTCGCGACAAGACCATTCAGGCGGTTGTATCATCCGACATGGATATGCTGGCACGAGGGGTGCCAAATCTCATCGTGCCCGAAACGAACGACGCATCGGTACTAACACAGATCCTGCTCGGGGATGTGTTGGCGGGCCTGGGCCTCCGTTATTCGCAGTTTGTCGATGCCTGCATGCTAATGGGATCGGATTATTCTGCACCCAGCTGGAAGTCCATGGATCCGCGATCGGCGTTTGAGGCCGCGCGACGGGGGCTGGATTGGTCGATGGTGGATGCCAGTGGTACCGTCTGCCGAACTATGGAGGAGGGAGTGTCGCGACTCATGGGCTCCTCGGTGACGTGGGACACCATTGTCAGTGAAAAGCAGAGGGTCAAGTGGGCCCTGGGCGCGCCGCCGAAAGAGCCGGCGGCTCTGGAAGAGGCGGTCAAGGCGAACGAGTGGCCGGCCCAATGGCTCTCCATCTTGACCACCTAGAGGCGCAGTTACTTATTTTGACATGTCTGATCATTTACAAAATAATCAGATATGTCGGCTTTGGGCGGTTTCGATCCGCCTACTTTCGAGTTAACAGCTCGATGCTCTACCGAGTGAGCTACAAAACCATCGATACAGGAGGTGGGATTTGAACCCACGCGTTTTGCAACAACGGATCTTAAGACCGTCGCCTTGACCACTCGGCCACTCCTGTTTAGAGTATCATATATTTAGAGTTTTAGCAGAACCTTGTTTCGATCAAGGGGCCTCCTGGTTATACTCAGCTATGAGCTGTCATCAGCAATACAGATTAAGTCGGTACGCAGATGAACAATGAGCCAGGCGCTCTATCCGGCTGAGCTATCCTGCTGACAAAAGAAATTTGCTTATGTCTGATGTAATCAGACATTTATGCAGCAACGGGAGTCGCCTTGATGTAGTGGCGGCGGAGGAACTTCTGGAGGTTGAGGATCGTGAGCTTGTCGCCCTCCGCGAGGGTGAGGAGCTTGCGGAGAGAGGCGTCCGCGTTGATCGTCTGCTTGTTCATGAGGTTGTGGGCCTTGGCGTAGGCCATGATGCCCTTGGTGACCTCCGAGCGGCTGACCTCCGTGTTCTTGGGCTTGCCGAGGAAGGCGCCGAGCTCATCGGAGATGCGGACGGGCTTCGTGAAGATGCAGTCCTTGGGCGCGGCACCCTCGACGGCGGGCGCCTTGCTCTTGCGACCACGGCGCTCGGCCTTCTTGGCGAGGCGTGCAGAGAGCTTCTCGATCGTCTTGAGGTTCGCGGCCTGCTCGACGGCGTTGGCCTTGGCGGCCGCGACGAGCTCCTGCTGGCGGGTGACGGCGTGCGCAAGCGTGACGGCGATGTCCTCATCGGCCGCCGCAACAGGGGCGACCTCCGTCGTAGCAACAACGGGGGCCGCGACGACAGGGGCCGCAACAGGGGCAGCGGCGGCGGCCGCCTTCTTGCTGGCCTTGGCCGCTGCAGGGGCGGCAGGGGCCGCAACAACGGCGGCGACGACGGGCTCAGTCGCCTTGGGGGTCTTCGTGGCCTTGGTGGTCTTGGTGACGGAGGAAGAGGCGGAGGTGCTCATTATGTTGGTATCGGAGGAAGTTTTGGCTGACATGGAACGCGGAATACTTACCGGGTACTGGGCGCCGGGCGCCGTCAAGTTTGGGCTGGTTTTGGCAAAAGTTGCCACCCTGGCTTAGGCCCACGCGGCAGGTTGTACAGCGAAATGACGACGCTTCTAGTAGGGATGAACCCACAATGTTCTAGCATCCGATCCAACAAGATGCCGGGAGAAAGATGTCCCAGTAAGCCGCTTGCTGGAGGCGAGTGGTGCGGCAAACACAAGGGCACGCAGATTCGATTTGCTGCTCCTCCAGCAGCAGCAGTAGCAGCAGCAGCAGCAGCAAGTCCTACGGATAAGCGAGGGGCCGCCATCAAGATCTTCCAGACCTGGCGGCGTTGGCTGGCCCATCGCGCCGGCCCCGTCCTCTGGTTCCGGGAAGAGTCCAACAATCACGCCGACTTCTTCAGTGGAGATCTCGTCACAGAGATTCCGCTCAAGGAAATTGTCAGCTTCGTAGAGGCCGGGAAAGGCTACATCATGGATATCAAGTCGGCCGTCGCGCTCTTAGAGCACTCGGCAGAGGCCAAAGAGCCAGCCCTCAATCCATTTAATCGCGCGCCTCTGTCTGCCCTCTTTCTTCGACGTGTAGCGCTCCATAAATCCAAGGCGTGGGCGCCTTTAAAAGCAATGACAGAGTCTCAGATCTTTACGATGGGCGTCACCGATGTCTTTCGCGACATCGAGGATCTCGGCTACTATACGGATCCCTCCTGGTTCATAGATCTAGGCCGTGTGGGTCTCCAGCGGCTCTACATTGAGCTGGCCGACATCTGGTATCATAGGGCCTCTCTGACGGCCGCTGACCGACACCGGATTGTTCCCACAGGCAAGCCCATCGCCATACCCGTCTCGACGGCTCTCGTCATGAATCTCAAGGCACTCCGGCATAATGTGCTTCTGACATGTAAGATGCTGACCTCGGCGGCTCCGGCCCGCTCAGATCGGCAACTGGGAATCATGTATGTTCTGGGGGCGTTGTCGCTCGTATCAGCGGGCGCCTCGACTGCGTATCCGTGGCTCGTGGAGATGTTCTCACCTGGGATTACACGGATCATAGGGGCGGAGCTGGCGGTGCTCCATCCGTCGGTGCTGGCTTACTAGGCACAGTCCATGTTAGTTTTGGCGGAGTCAATAGTCGCTTTCTAGGCATAAACGCAGGTCGCAGCCCAGGTGCAAAGTAGGCGCAATCGCCGGTTGAAGTCCAAGTAATATATCCTGTAGTCGGTGAGGGTATGGTAATTAGGGATCCATCTACAGGTAGTGGAACTGTACTCGAGTCCTCTAAAGTGAGAGTAATATCTCCATCTCCAAATCCTCCAAGAACTTGGAATTGATATTCTTTGGTGGGATCAAGCACTTGTGACGGGCATCCTAAGAAGCTAAGCGGGAATACCCCAATTACCAACGGCGACGAACAGCTATTTTCAAGTACTGAGTTCCAGGATGTAAGACCAACATACGGGCCTCGACCTGTATCTTGCATATTTTCAAAATCAAATGGTGGGATTTCTATGTATTCTGTATTTCCGCCTTCATAGGTAATTTCAAATGTAAAGGTATCTGGCGTATTATTTAAAAACCCATAGTAAATCGTCGGATCCAGAACCTGTGACTCAATGCCGCAACAAACTAACACTACCTGTGTCTGTGGTTCCGGTGGTGGCACAGCCACGTCGCAGCAAGGTGCCAGCGTCCTGTCTAACGCGATCGAGCCTATCTTAGAGTTTGGCGCGGGCCCCTGGGCGGCATTGATCCGCCGCAGCCGTGCCGCTCTAGCCGATCCACTATTATCTGTGTTTGACGGCATTCTCTGTCTATCTGAGCCAAAAAAGTTTGGCCCTAGGCGGCCAAAAGGTGACCGTCGGCCGGCCTAGGTCAAGCCCCAGTACGATGTCCAGCATGATCAGCACTCCCTCTGATGTTACGCCCTCTAAGATCACCTTCGGCCCTGTCAAGCTTCTTGACAATGGCGGCAAGACTGTCAATGTGAGCTACGAGACCCGCGGTCTCATTATCGAGACCCCCAGCCTCAACGTCCCTTACGGTGTCAATGTCTTTGACAAGACGCCGGGTGCGCCCCCCAAGTACTCCGTCGATCTCTCTCTGCGGGGGGCCGATGAGAACGAGGCCGTGCGCTCCTTTCAAGAGTTCGTCGAGGCCTTTGACGAGCGCATGATCGACGCCGGTGTGGAGAACGCCGGCAAGTGGTTCAAGATGGCCAACCCCAATCGCGAGGTCATCAAGGCGTTCTATACGCCACTTCTCAAGGTCAGCAAGGACGCCCAGGGCAACCTCAAGCCCTACCCGCCCACGGTCAAGCTGTCTCTTCGCAAGAGGACGGTGGCCGCCAAGCCCGGTGGGCCCCGCACCATGATGGATCCCACCTCGACGAAGCTCAACACCTTCGAGGCAGAGCTCTATGACCCGGCCACCAAGGATGACAAGGGTCGCATCACCCTGTTCCCCGGCACCTCGGACATTGACCAGGTGCTCGTCAAGCGCTCGCAGGTGTCGGCCATCATGCAATGCACGGGTGTCTGGTTCGCGGGTGGCAAGTTCGGCACGACCTGGAAGGCCACTCAGTTCCGCGTGGATAGCCAGCCGGAGCAGATTCGCGGCCCGGCCTTTCGCAGTGAGGCCCCGGACATTCGCGCGTTCGTGAGCAAGAAGGCGGCTGCTGCTGAGGAGGTCGAGGAGGACGAGGGCGAAGAGGAGGCCGAGTCGGTGGTCGCTGCAGTTCTTCCCGCAGCTGGTAAGAAGGCGCCCGAGCCAGTTGCATTTGAGGAGGAGGCCGTTGCAGAGCCGGTGCCCGTCCCGAAGAAGACCGTCAAGAAGGTGGTGACCAAGACGGCAGCCAAGGCCTAAAAGGTAAGTGGTCACCAAAATAAAACAAGCAATAAAGATAGAATGGACACCCTCAACTCAATCATTGCCGTGCCCTCTTGGGCCTATGATTTTTGTTTCTACCATATGGCCGTCGCCGCGATCATGTTGGTTTTCACGGTCTATTCAATTGTCCAACTCATCTTCCTCCCGTCTGCGATCCAGAAGTTGTTGCCCACGGCCTCGATAGTCCTGAACTTGGCTATCTATGCAGCGATCACCATCGTGCTCTCCATGATGCAGTTCTGGGTCTGCAGGGCCGCGCTCAAGCCGGCGGCCATCAAGGAGGCGTTCGCAGTGGCCTGCGCCAATGATGCGGATTGTACCGCCGTAAATGGCACCCAGGGTCCTCGATCTCTCTGCAGTTGCGGTGGCCGGGGTACCTGCGGCGGCTGCACCATGAACAACAACATGGAGCCCCAGGCGGCCGATTTTGATCTGGCGCCGGCGGGCTCTCTGCAGGAGAACTTCCGGAACATGGGTGTTCCGAACAAGCGCCGATGAGCGAGCGTCTCCACATATTCTTATCTCACAATGCACGCATTTTGAGATAGAAATAACTGTCAGGCCTAATTTATCCTTCCGTTGTTGGCTTCTTCGTAAAGGTTACTAGTTGAGTATTTCTGGGAAGCAACGGACAGCAGACAACTCCATTGGGCGCGATCGGCGGATTATTAACGGGGCAGCAGTCGGGCTTGGCCGCACTGTAAAAGTTGGTCGGATACTGGACGGGATGTACGAGGCCGCAACAGGTGCCTGCCTTGGTCTCTGTACGTTGTTCGCGAAGAGTAGGGCCACAGCAGACAGCGGAACCGGCCTTACCTGCCAGAACTCCATCGGCTGACAGAAGAATCACCTGGCCACCGTTGCGGGGCAGAATGAGGGGATCGGCGGAGGCCATATTGCGACGAATCTGTGTCCAGAGACCGGCATCGCGCACTCGAGTAGGGCTAACGATCTGGGCGGATGCACGGGACTTGTTGCGGAGATATTCGCTGTAGTACATTACTCTGACCGCAGATTTTTAGTTGGTGTGCGACTGCTTCTGTTAGTTGGCTCTAGGATTACTATAATCCACCCGCCGAGTCCCCAGATTGCACGGCGGTTTTGCCGGAATGGGCACCCCTGGCTTCGGCGCCGGTGGCAAGCACGGCGGATACGGTGTCACCGGCAGCACCACTTGAGCGTACCGTGTTAGACTGGCCGATACTAGCCCCGCCTTGAGTCGGGCCGTCCGATCACTGGAGGATCGACCCACAAGTGGCTTACAGATCTCCTCTATCCCACGAATCCGACCAAAGCAGCGATAGACGGTACTAACAGCCGGCCCCTGCGGTGGCTCTGTCCCCGACTCTTCGAGATACGGCTGGGACGGTGAATAGATGGGCTGACATCCATATCCTGCAAACGGATTGTAATACATGGTGCATGAACGGTTGATTCCATTAGATCCATTGGAATCAGATGAACAGCTTACTCTGGATAGCAGATGGGCGAGCGCGGTGGGAGTTGTTGGCTGCTGCTGAGGAGGTGTTGCTATGGTGATACAGACAGGGGGTGCTGGCTGAGTGGCGGCGATCTGGCTAATGTTGGTCTGATTGATGCATTTAGCGAGTAGGCGAACACGGGTACTTTCTGCTTCACCGGAAGCCATCTTCTGCCTTGGGCCACTAAAAACTCGGCATTCAATAGGGGACATGCCGCCAAAGAAAGGTGTAAAAAGGGCGATGCCGGAATCGACAGGACCACCAGAACCAATACCAGGACCAGCGCCACTCAAAAGGACACCAAGTGCTTCAAGATTTGTGCCGCTTGCTAGATCACCCAAGAGGTCTCAACCAGTAAATGCATTTGCATTAACGACGTCAATATTAGCAGCAGCAGCAAAAGCAGAAGCAGCAAGAGCAGTAGCCAAAAAACCAGAGCCACCAAAACCAGAGCCACCAAAACCAGAGCCACCAAAACCAGCGCCACTCAAAAGGTCTCTATCCAGTCAGGCGGCAGATGAAGCAAAAGCAATTGCAGCAGAAAAAGCCGCAGCCGCTGCAGCGGCCGATGCATTCGCCGCAGAAGAAGAAGCCTCCGCCGCAAAACTGATAGCCGCAGCTAGAGCAAAGCCTCCTACTGCTCCTGAAGAATGGTCCTTCTCAGATTTTAGAAAAATGATTAAAGAACGCCCTGGCGAAAGCTCATTTCTCATAATTATTTACTTTGTAGGAGCAGTCTGTGTTTTGTGCATAAGCATCATCACCTCACCCATCTATGCCACGATAGGACTACTTCCCATCTTACTTGTGATTGCTGCCATGTTAATCGTCGGTGTTATCTTCATACTCATGAAGATTCCAGCCGATGCCGTTTCTGAAGTCGCCGTGTCAGTCGGTACAATTGGACTGGTCACCGTCCTCTGCCTGATCTTTATTCGATTCTTCTGTCTCAACATTCAGCCCTATGAGCGCTTTGAATCGGGATCTTCTACAGATGCCGATCTGACTGCCGCAGAGAAGGAGGTCTGCGCTCTCGTCAAACGAGCCGATGAGTATATTGAGGCCAGTGTTGGGCAGGCGGGGCAGGACAATCCCGCGCTAGTGACGCAGGCCAAGGCCAAGGCGGTCAGTGACGCCAAGGGCCAGCTGACTCAATGTTCCGGATCTCCTGGCCCTGAAGTTCAGCAGCCTCTGGACCGTATCAGCCGGATGGAGAACACTCTGTTATCATATATTGAGCCGGCTCTGCTGTCTGCCTGCCAGGCTGCCACGCTGTGTCCCAAGGATATGACGGGCTCTTCTATTGATACGGGCGCACAAGATCGGCTGACACAGATCAATCGTCTCGTGGCCAAAATGAAGGCGCAATATCTTGACCCTATGGACAAAAAGACGAAGGATCTTCAGAGTGGATCTGTGAGTGACAGCGACAAGGCCGCGGCCCAGACAAATATGGCGTCTTCTGGCTCTGGCTCTGCTCCTTAGGTCACGTCTAATACAGGTGCCATGTCGGGCGTAACAATACGCGGGACATGATACCAATCGAGCTCAGCAGCAGGAAGTGCCTTGACGGCCGCGTCCTCGGCCTCGGTAATGAAGGGATGCTCCAGTTGAACGGCGATCGGTTTTGTGGCTGACAGCGTGCGATTTACAGTATCCCAGAATTCGGGTGTAAGACGTCCTTGCAGCGTGGTGGGCTTGGAATAGGCGGGAAAGACGAGCAGGCCGTATTCGATATAATAATCGGCGATCGTGCCGCGGGGCAATGCGTGGAGATCGGATGGCAAACACTTGAAACCATAAACAAACATCGTGGCTGGGTACTGACTGCTTCTTTGCCGTGACCGCGCGTCAAGTTTGTTAGGGTGGCGGGGCCGTGGTTCGATGTTTTTTGGTTTGGCGACGGGCACTGCGGCTTGCGGCTCGGCGCCGACGCCGTTTCTCCTGCCGTCTGGTCCAGTTCGACTCGTGGGCACCGGGATGACGACGGATCCATATAGCACGGCGCTCCGCCTCCTTTTCCGCCTCGAGAATGGCCTTGCGCTTGTAGTGCTCCTGCCGTGCTTTGCGGCCGCCTACTCTCTGGATCTCACTAGTCTGGCCCGAAGACGAACGACGACGGGATTTCTGCCGTTTTTCTGCAATCGCCCCTTCAATGCCGAGCTCTCTGACCGCCGCATTGCTGCTTGGAAGGTCCCCCCACTTGAAATCAGGTCGGCGAAGCATAAAGTCCAAGAGTCCTTCAGATTTGCGCGACATGCCTTTAATCTATCTACAGAAATTAAGGGACATGCAGGGACACGGTTTTCTCGATATTGAGCTGAACGAACACATGACGAACATATGCGAAGTGCTGCCGCGGGCACGGCAGATCGCCCATGTGGGCCCCGAACAGACGATCAACGGCGACGCGTGGCAGTTTCTGAGTAAGAGCCTGGACCCTGAGGGCGGTCGCTACATCGGCTGGTCAATCGGAGAGCTGTATCGCGAAGGGACATACGGAAAAATCTACAAGGCGCATCGCATGGTTGTGCGGCGGCGGACCGATGGCCTGTTTGATGTCATAGAGGCGCCCCATGAGGTGATTGTCAAGCGCACGATGCCGCCGCCGGGCTCGGCTATCCTACCCGCGGAGGACGTGACGGCCCACACCTCCGAGGCGCTCCTCCATGTGCTGGCGTGGCAGACGATGGTGAAGACGGCGACACCGTGGGCCATTCCGCGCCCCTACGAGGTGTTTGGCGAGATGGATGGATCCGACAGATGGAAGCAGATGTCGCTCTGCATGTCGTACGTGCAGGGGCGGACACTGTTTTCCCACATGCAACGGTATTGGTTGCCCACGACAAAGGCAGAGAATTCCAAGACGTTTTTGGAGATTATGGCGCAGACGGCGTATATCTTGCATCATCTGCAGGATCGGCTGCGCCTTAATCATAGGGATGTCAAGGTCAATAATATCATGATTCGGAAGGGATCGCCTGTGATCTTAGAGCTGGGTGGCTATTCCTTCATGTCGGAACACGAGCTGACACTGATTGATTTCGGCTTTGCCTGTGTGGGCTGTCCGCCACCGGCGCGGCCGACAACGGTCTTCCAGGCGGGTTCGTGGTTTCCGATGGGTGAGCTGTGTTGTAAGGCGGGGCGGGACCTGGCACAGCTCATCTTCTGCATTCACTGCTACTTTCCTGTTCAGGAGTACTTGACGGCACCGGTGGTCGCAGCTGTGCGGTCATGGATGCAGATTCCTTGGACGGGGGGTGTAGCGGATGGTCTAGGAGGCTTTACCAAGGAGGGGCGGCCTGGCGGGTCGCCGAAACCCGAGTACAATACGGGAATCTATGAGTTTCTGAGACGGCCGGATGTGGATCCGGCAACGTGCTCGCCGCTAGCAATCTTTAGGGCGTGTCAAGGGCTCATTGCCGCATGAGGGGATATTATTCTGCTGCAGCAGCTTCGGCTTTAGCAGCAGCTTCCTCATCGGCATTAATCTTTTCTAGTGTTTCTTTTTCAATTCTTACTATTGTTGCAATAAGATGCAGAACAAACTGCGTATATTGCAAATTCATTCTAGTTAAAAAATTTGAAAGATTAAGGGATCTTGCATCGCTTGTTAGATACATTGCCTCTGCATGTTCTGGAAATTTATCTTTTGAGATTGCAGGAGATGCAACTTCGGTTTTTTCCTTCAGATTATTAAATACTCCTTCTTTTAATTTTGTAACTTCGGTGGTTTCATATATACTAAACACGCGGGCAGCAAGCTTTGCAGCATTTTCTACAGTAAATGGACCAGTTAAGTTTTCAAGAGATTTAACTCCATCATCCTCAATGCATGCTTTAACAAATAGATACCAAAATCCATCTGTAGGGGTTGTGCCAGTTATCATTTTCTGAAAATCTTCTACTGATTGAGATAAATAAAACCCATCGCGCAGCGGCTTACCGGTTAATTTATAAGCATTCGATTGTGCATCGGCTGCATACCGAAGCGCGCGCACATGGCATAAAGCAAATTGAGTTGTTATACTAGCATTTTTTTCTTTTTTAGCAGATGTTTTTTCTCCTGGTGCTACTGCTGCTGCTGCTGCTGGCGCTGCTGCTGGAGCTGCCGCTGCTGGAGCTGCTGGAGCTGCTGCCTCTTTAATAATTTTTAATACATCTGGTGTTTTTTTCTGTAAAATACAGGCGCCTGCAATTGATTTCATAATCATACTTTCCACACGGGCTGGATGTAATAATAATTCTAAAAATTCATCTTCATTTTCAATCATCTGAAGTTTTGTGTGTGCTGTGTCCATTTCTGCAGGATCTTTTAAATAAACAACGCGCGCTACATCAAAAAATAATTCGTACAAATTTTGCACTATATAATCATTAGGAAGTGAATTGAATGCTGCAATAATTTCACCTTGTGTAGCGGTTGCACTTAATTTTAACATTTTATAAACACCTGTCATAGCAAGCCTAAAAAGAATATCTTGCCCTTCAATGAACTTAATATAATTCTGATACTTATTCTCATTATTCCACCAATTTCCTAAAATCCATTTATAGTTGACATTGACATCAACGATTTTATTCCAAATGTCGTTACGTGCGTCATAATCGAATCCTTCAGAAGGCCGACCAGCAACTTGTTTGTTTGTAGGAAATGAAGATAAAGTAATCGCCCCGCCCCGCTGCACCCTCAATGTCTGCCGACGTGACCTATGCGATCCCGCTTTTAATGATGTTCTAACTTTGCTGAACATGCCCCTATGGAGGGCGGCGATTCTCCGCAAACTTGACGTTACGCGGCTCCTGGCGAATTAGCCCGTACTAGCAGAGACCATGGCCGAGTACGATCAAACCAATGACGATGTGAATGAACCGGCCATTTTACCAAACGATGAAGAGCCGATTGATGCACCGGAGGGCGGTGAAGACGTCGGCGGCGAACAGCTCGAAACCGCCGCCGCCCTCGGGCTCACCGAGGCACCCTCCGCCAAGACCCAGGGCCTCCTCGACCAACACCCCGAACTCTGGCCCGACTACGAGGAGACGGTCCTTGAGCGGCTCATTATTCGGGACGCCTATCCGCCTCTCGCGTCGGGCGTCAAGGATCCCAATCACGTGACCTATCCCTTCTTAACCATGTATGAGCGGACCAAGGTGCTGTCGCTGCGCGCCTCCGAGCTGGCCCACGGGGCGCCGCCCTACATTGAGGTTCCCGACGTTCTCACGGATGTCTATCAGGTGGCGCGGGCGGAGCTCGAGGCCAAACGGCTTCCCTACATTCTGAAGCGGCCGCTGCCGGATGGCACATTCGAGTACTGGCGCCTGGCCGATCTGATGCTACTCTCCTAAGACAAGAATAAGCTGCGCAGCAGAGGCAAGTAGATGGGTGGCGGCATGCAGGAGCGTGGAAGCCCACCGGCGATTTTGTTTATACTGATGCATTCCCGTCACAAATAAGACAAACGCACTGGTACTGAGCGTGTAGTATGCGATTCGATTTTGGGCAGTCCATGCAACGATTACTTGATACAAAAGGCAGAAAAAGACTGTTACTAGATCGAGATAGCGCCGCCAGTAATTAATAGAAGTGAGAAATATTGCACTGCTGGTTGTATAAGAGAACACCGGTTGGAATAAGGGGAAGCCATGAGGTCTTCCAGAGCAGATTATACTGTTCGGGAAGAAGGATACACGCCGTCATTAGTGGATTGGTGACACGCGCTCTTTAGGCAAAGAACCGTATCGCTTGTCTATCTGATTTTTTATGCAAAAAATCTGATCGCTTGCTACACGTTCATTTGCGCCATCACGCAAAGAAACGGATCCGTTTTTCAGGCGGAATAAAGTCCTTACAGTTCTCTGGTCCCTGGTCGAACGCCTCGTACCACTCATCGAATTGCCGCACCACTTGATTCACGCGTAACATCGGCGGCGAATGGGGATCCGTCACGAGAAGCTGGGCCGCCCTCTTGTAGCGATCCTTCGATTGCCAGGAGATCGCGAAACTCCTAAAGAAATCCTGCATCTCCGCCTTGGTCAGTGCCCGCCCCAGAGCAGATCTAAGACCCGACAACGCGATTTCGACACCCCCGATATCGGCGATGTTTTCGACCAGTGTCAGCTCTCCATCGACCGGCATGCCTCTGTACGTTGCTGCATCATAGAACTTCTGTACATGGTGCGCCCGCTTCTTGTACTCAGCCGCATTCCGCTTCGACCACCAATCCCGTTTATCACCGTGCTCATCGTAGGTGCGTCCATCCGAATCAAATGCATGACAGAATTCGTGACCGATCGTGGTGCCCGTGGCTCCGTAGTTCCAGATGAGCGAGCGCGCCGAATCATAGAAGGGAGGACGCAGAATGGCCGCTGGCAACAGGAACTTATTCTCATCGGGATAATAATAGGCATTCACCACGAACACGGGCCGCGACCAATTATTGCCGCTGGGCCGGCGACAGTCGCCCTTTTTCAGCATTTCCAGGTTCCAATCGGTTCCAAGCTTGGACAGCGTCATCAGATTCTCTACAAAGTTCGTGCGACTCAGCGAGCAGGCTTCCTCCTTCGGCTTCCACTTATCCATGGGGGGAGAACAGACCTCAATGCGCATGTTGCGGAGCTTACGGATCGCCGCGGCCCTCGTGGTCGGCGCCATCCAACCCACCGTGCGAAGCTTGGCAATTCCCGCGGCCTGGATGTAGCGGACCATCGTCGTCACTCCCTTACGAACCGCGGGCGGATTGTGTTTGGCGATCCAGAGTTTGCCGAGGGTGTTGGGCATGAGGGACGAAATAATGTCGTCACGAAGATCCTCGGTCGTTACATCGACCTTGGCGCCCTGGAGAAAGGTGCGGTTGTAGGCAAACCAGGCGGACCGGAGAGGGCTCTTGGGTGAGATTCCCGCGATCCACTGGGCCACGAGCAGCGAGAACCAGCCCTGCCACCGCTGCATCGACCAGGAGAGCATACGGTTCTGAATATGATGGAGGAATGCGGCAGAACTCACATTGAATACGAGATCGGGCAGCTGATCTCTATGAAGGCCCCAGGCCTGGAAGAGGGCGACCCAGTCGATCGTGCGATACTCCGTCACAAGTTCGTGCCATGTCAGCATATTGATCCGGACCTTTCGCTGTGTCATGGAAGGAAACACGTGGGCAAATTCGCGTTCGGCCGTGTAACCGAGCAGAATCGGCGGAAGACCCATAATGGCCGCAAGATCGCGAACATAGATCTCATAGGCTCGCCGATGACCGGCGTAGCGCTCTTCGAGCCAGTACTCAGGAATCCCAATGCGCGGGTTGCCCTCTTCAATAAAGACACGGCAGCGCTTATGGCCGCGGGGATCGCCCTGGATATAGACGGAGAGAGGTGCAGAGATGCCGTTGCGATTCATCCAGCCGATACGGGTGCAGATGTCGGAAATGGAATTCGTGGTCATCATGATCTGGAAGAGCGAAGAGAGGCTATCTGGTACGCTCCGCCCCTCGGCAGCGATCCAGCTGTCTCTAAGGTCGGCCATGGCGCCGTCCTGAGTTCTGATGATAGCCGACAGCTCCTTGTTAATCTTCTTTTGGATGAAATAGGTCTGGGTGATGCGCGATTCGGTTTCAGGAAGAGACGTGGCCTCCATCCAGTCCTTATTGTTCGCCGTGTAAAAGTCACTTAGGTTCCGGTCCTTTTTCTTTTTTTGCGTCTTCCTCTTTCTTTGCTGACTCTGCAGCATCCCTTACAAGGGACGGCGAATTTTTGCTGGAGGAGCCACGAAATCCATCAAGCGGCGAAATAGTGTAGGGCACAGAGGGGCACGCGTCTTCGTCTTCCAGTGAAGACAATGAAGACAATGAAGACAATGAAGACAATGAACCCAATGAAGCCAATGACGATGACGTGACAAGGCGCGCTTTGGATTCGTCAAACAGTCGAATGGTTAAAATGGCCGCCATTGAAACCCTCCTCTACTGGGCCGATCGATTATTTCGGGCGAGGAGGCCATCGGTCCGCCACCAGGCCATGAGACGCCGCCCGGCTTCTGTCCCCGTATCGGTGCTCACGATCATGACAGCGGCGAGTTCGTGGGGATGTTCGTCTTGGGATTGGCGGCCGAAGAACGCGGTCCATTCCTCTGGGGCCTCGGTCAGAACACGGCCCGCCTGGTCGTCCCACCAAACGGTTTTGGAGGCGCGGAGTGTTGGCATCTGGGGATTGGTATAGACGGACACGGGCCACCAGCGGTTCATCCACACGGGCCAGGGCCCACCTGAGGCAGGGTTCCAAGTATCCGGATTTGAACGACGGGCCTGCCAGACGGACGGGGGCATGGCCGCCGGCGGGCCCTGGTAAAAGGTAAAGGCCCATTCGCGTTTGTAGAAATCGGTCCAGGCGACCGCATAGCGGCGCTGGTAGATATGCACGAGTTCGTGGGCCAACACTTCGGCCTTGAGCGGATCCGGTAGAGTGTCGGGCATCACGATCCGATCGCCCTCCTTGGTGTGGGGCATTTCGCCTTCGCAGCTCTTGCTGACGATTTCGATCGTCGTGCCATCGGGCCCCTCTTCGATGTAGAGGGGAGCGCAGCTGTTGCCTCGACGGGCGGCGCGATCCGCCACCGACCAGGAGGCGATCCAGGGCAGATCGAGAGGATTGTCCTCTTCATAGACGTCCTGGCCCTTTTCATCAATGTTGATATAGGGCGTCACGGGATTTCCTTCGGCGTCTGACTCGTTATAGGGCTGGTTGGCCGGATTGTAGGGCCGCGGCGTCTCAAGAGGATTGTAGGTGCTCTGATCGGCGGGATCGATTTGTCCGTCGCCGATGAGCCCGAGCTCCCGACCACGCGGCTTATAATCCTGAAAGGTCTCTGATCTCCTTGTCAAGAATATATAAAGGTGAGCGATCGCTAAACCGACTACAGCTATAACTAACAGGGCCTGTATCATCCTCTATGTTTCTGATACGTTTGTTTCTCTGGACACTGGTCGCGGTGATGACGTTGCAGGGATTCTTACATGCGGACGAATACGGATCGGCTGCGTCACTTATAGGCGGGATGTCGCTCACGATGTCGATTTGGGGGGAGGCGGCTCATTCTTTCTTTGCCTCGGCGCCGAAGTTCGTACCACTGCCGCGGGCCTTTGTGGTCGCGGCCCTCCATGAGACGGCGCGGCATCCGGGCCTGCACATAGTCCCATCTTTACAGAGGAAAATCAAGGAGCATCAGCGGGTCTGGGACCGGTTTCGAGAGCGGGAGATGGAGTGGATGTTGGAACACGCGGACCTCGTGGGAGGCCTGCTGAGTGACCCGGATGCGACTCTGCTGTGGTCCGGTTTAGCTCCTCAGGTTCAGGGGCTAGAAGCGCAGCTGGTGACGGCCCAGAAAGCCGTGTGTTCGGTCTCGACGTTTCATCAGGTGACGTGTCAGGCAGCCGCGGATCTGGTGACTCGGCTGGAGGCAGAGCTATTGGCTGTAAAGGCGGCCGAGAAAGAGTGGAACCAGGTGCTGCAACTGAGTCGGTGGGCGTCGGCTTCTGGGATCTATGCTGCAACGACAACGACGGGCGGAACGTCAGTGAAGACGTCAGTTGGAGAGGCAACGACGACGGGCGGAAATAGTACCTTCGCTGGATTTGCGCAGGAAATCGCACGGCTTCACGATGTGACCGAACCAGATGACGCACGACTCTGGGCCCTTGTCGAGAGCAGCAACAGCATCGCATGGAACCTTACGGTAGGGATTCACCATATAGTGCCGATTCCCCAAAATTACTGGTTCCGGCGTCTTCTGGAGAGCCTTCTGGTAGCGGAAGCGTGGAACGGCTGCCTAGAGCATGTGAGAGCACGGGAAAGCAGAGTCCGGCGACTCATGGTCGCGGCGGGAATCCAGGAGCTGTTCAATGTGCATGAACGGATCTTGAACGCGTCGTTGGTTGTTGTGACCGCTGCCGCCGATGTCCGGTTGGTCCAGGATTGGTTTGGCGAAGCCTCCGGCTACGCCTGGTGGCTCCCGGAGGACCTTCCGGCGCTGATTCGCCGCTGCATTTCACAGGAGGCGGGGGATTGCGTGCGGATTGGACCGACGGAGATCGTGGCGCTGTCTTCGCAGATTGCGGAGAAATCGAAGATTGTGGAGGATTGGGTGCGGCGCGTCTTTATCGGCATGTGGAACGCCATGCCGTGCATTGGTGTTCTATTTGCCGTGGAACTGGTGATGTTATGTATGTCGATTCGGCTAGGGTCTTCGTATGTTGCACCGCCTATTGCTGCTCCTCCTATTCGAAATAGGCGACGGGACTTGCTGATTAAGAACGATTAGAGCGGGACTTACGATTGCGTTTCACGCGAGTCGATCGCCTGGCTTTCTTATGGCGCCGAGTCTTCTTTTGCTTACGGTGATGAGTTTTGCGACGGCCGCCAAAACCTTTATAAGGAACAGCTGCAGCAGATACAGGAGCAACCTGCTGTTGTATTACTCTTAATGCAGACATTTTAAAATTGTTTAGAATATTTCTTGTTATAATGTTATCAACGATTTGTGTTATAGTTCCAGTAACTTTATATCCATACACAGGATCACGTTCTATTATACGTGATAAAACACTTGCAAAATCTACCGTTATAAGCGCTCCTGTGTCTTTACTTTTCAGAAAATTACCTAATCCACTTACGGCTTCATTGCGGATGGGTGCTTCTTCTACAACAGAGAGAGAAGCAGCCCCTCCACCAGATCCTCTAGGAGCAGCACCGCTAAACCCACCGCCCCCTCCACCAGATCCTCTAGGAGCAGCACCGCTAAACCCACCGCCCCCTCCACCAAATCCTGGAGCAGCACCGCCAAACCCACCGCCCCCTCCACCAAATCCTGGAGGAGCACTGCTGGCCGCGGCAGCGCTTGAAGACCCTCCGCCGCCGCCTCCAGCACCTCCTCTACCTGGCCCAGGAGCATCAAATAGTGCAGTAAAATGTTGCCCAGAGGTTGGATCAACAGTGCCAACTAAAAGCACTGCTAAATGATTACGCATTGCTTCATCCGAACCAACAAAAAAATTGTTTAGTGCAACTAGCGCATCGTCGGCTTCCATAGCTTCAATTCCTTCTAAAACAGGAAAATTTGCAGCACCGCCGGCAGCAGCCACTAGTTTAATTGGACCAACTTTTGCTTCCATACCATTTTCTGCATACAAACCAAGTAATACAGTAGCATCAGTTATATCTTGAGGTGTTACATCTAATGGCTCGTGCCTGGCTAAAAGACCTATCATTACATTTATATATCTAGTAATGCTACGAGTTAATCTTATTATACCTGCTTTGGCTTGTCTAACTCGTGTTGGCTCAGGTAGAAAACCTGCAGATTCAACATTTGAATTTGGGTTTGCACCTCTTAGTCTTTTTCTAAGAGATAAGCCTAAAGTATCTGATGATGCTAATAAATCTCTTAATTCTTCTATTTTACGTTTTAATAATGTTCTTCTTAATCTTGCAGCAGCTAGAGTAATTAAATATACTATTGTAGATTTTAATGCTATGAGGTATCCTTCAGGAATTGCTTTCCCCCTTTTACTTTCCCTTCCATAAATAGTTAAAAATTTTGATGCGCTCATACGTTGCAAAGATAATGCTTTTGCAAAAGTTTTACCTGCAGTATCTCTATCATTAATTATAGGAACATATTGTTCTAATTCTGGGGATGATCTAAATACTTTTGAAAGTTCAGATATAAAATAATTAAATATTTCAGATTTAATACCTGAATTTTCATCTAACCATTTATCTAATAATGCTGCCGATAAAATTGGACTTGTGAAAGGAAATGTTATGCGACTCCATGCGGCCCCAAGACTTCCATATATAAAACTAAGCCACCCAGTTTCTTGTTGAGCAGGAGCTGCTGTTGCTGCAAGATTAGGTGCAACCGATATTGCTACTAATGCTGAATTTGCTGCAGCTTCTACAGCAGGAGCAGGAGGAGGAGGAGGAGGAGCTGCAATTTCTACAATAACTACATCAGCCGGTTGTGGCAAGGCTGCCGCTGCCGCACCTCCTCCTCCTCCTGCTGCTGCTGCACCCCCTTCTCCTCCTGCTTCTGCATTTGCTGCTTTTGCTGCTGCTTCTACACTTTGAAGAGGAGCAGGCACCGAAGAAGATGAACTCGATGCTGCTGGGGCCGATGCTCCTCCTGCTCCTCCACTAGCTGCCCCTACCCTCCCTAAACTCGGTCCAAGAGAGGGTGCTGCCGAAGAAGATGAACTTGATGCTGCAGCTGCTGCCGCTGCTGCAGAAGAGCTTGCCCCCACAACACCAAGTTCATCTTCTCCTGTTGCATTTTCTCCTGGTGCATTTCCTCTCTTTCGTTTTGCACCAGGTCCAGGTCCTGACATATCCTCTACTCACCTACAGAGAAAATTGCAGGTGCCACACAACAGGCAAATGATCGCTCCATCCCTCCGCTTCGACCGCAGTTCGCCACTCGCTAACAGACCACGAGTCACCGACAGCATGGCAGCACCTGTCGATCCCCGTGAAATCATCCGTTTTCTTGTCGGACGGAAAGAACCGGAAGCCATCCACGATATCGCGATCGGTATTGAAATCGCCGATGATGAGCGTTGGTATCGCAGAGGAGCCACCTTCAGCAGTAGCCAGTTGCCGGGCCTGGCGTTTGCGGATCGCCTCCGTTCGTGGCCGGAAGTAATCCGACACCAGATCAACATCCGCCTGCAAATGCGTATTCACAATTTTGATCGCTGTGCCAGATCTACGATCGACCAGATCCACACGGAACCATCCCTTGACGGCGAGTACATCGAGGCCGAAGGACTCGAGAAAGGGATAGGACCGGGAATCGCGCAGAGCAAACCGACTGGACCGCCAGGCAACCGCCAAGCCGGAGCCAAAAGCGGAGACATAGTGGGCTTCGCGTGCGGGTTTGATCAGTTGCCAGCCGTGAGCACCGAAGGCGGCGGCCCACTCCGGGTGGCGGCACCACACCTCTTGGAGCGCGACCACATCACAGTGCGTCGTGATCCAATCGACCATCTGCTTGATCGGTACGCTGATCCAGGGAAAGCCATGTACATTGTACGTGGCAATCCGCAGGTCTGATTTTATAGATGTGTCCATTACTTGGTACGCGTGTTAGAGATAGTGCGGTTTAACGCTGAGAATGCGGGTTCATTCTGAGCGGTAAATGTTGGTTCTGGTTTCTAGCCCTTGTGGGTGTGACGGCGCTTGGCCTTTGATCGCTTGCGGCTCTTGCGGTAGCCGCCTCTGTTATTTCCCCCCCCTCTGCCATCCACGAGGGGTCTCACATATGGTGGTCCTCCTGGGACACCACCACCATCTCTACTAACATTCGCACTTGTTCTAGTTGTTGCTGGTGATGAACCTGCAGCAGCACTACTGCTAAAAGGCGACTCAGCTAGAGGAGTAGCTGATCCGCTTCCAGCTGATGGCTGCTGAAGAGATTGATTACTGATTGCTGATCCAAGTCCTAACCCCGCAGCCCCTCCTCCTAATGGTGGTGGTGCTGCCGCTACAACACTGGGGACGAGCTGATTTCCTCTTAAACTCAACAATCCTCCCTCTTCCTCATCAGACACATGTTTGTCTGCTGCTGCTGCTGCTGCTGCTGCTGCCGCTGCCGCTGCACTTATCCCCCCCTGACTCGGTGGCGATCTGTGCAGACTGCCGCTGGCGCTCTGGTTCTGCACACCCAATACTCCTCCTCTTTCTACCGCTGCCGCTGCTGCCGATCTCGAATTTCCTCCTAAAGCGTTTTGTCCTCTCATAGAATTTACTCCCCTATCATCATCATCAGCAGCTCCTCCTCCATTTGGCGGATAACATTGAGGGGCACAGCGATTAGTCTGAACAACTACAAAATTCCTTTTGGGTGTCTGTATATAGATTCCTGTTTGTCGTTCCTCTGGTGTTAATTGTTGAGCCAGAGCTGGGGCTGGCTGAGCTGCCGCTTGTGCCTGTTGTGCCTGTTGTGCCTGTTGTTCCTGTTGTAATCGTATCAACGTTGCCTGTTGAGCTTGTTGCGCCCGTTGCAGTTGCTGTTGTCGATTTAGCAAAGTACTTATTTGGGATAATAATACTTGCTGCGGTTGTTGCTGCTGTTGTTGTTGTTGTTGTGAATAAACTGAAGGAGCAGCGGATAATATGCTCGAAAAACTTCTTTTAACACTTCCTACAGCAGAAGCACTCGAGTTTGCTCTAGGCGGGGGCTGCCCTCCTCCAACTCCTTGCAAATCAGAGCTCGATAAATTTCCTAGCCCTCTTGCGCTCGGCAGTTCTCCTCTTCTAACGGCTGCAGCAGAAGCACTCAAGGTTCTACTAAGCGGGAGCTGCCCTCCTCCACCACCTCCTCCTGCGCCCCCCCGCCCTCTTCTACTTCTTCCTACTGTTTCGGAATTGTATTCGGAATTGGATTCGGAATTAGATTCGGAATTGGATTCGGATTCTTCATCATCTTCATCAGAATTTACTCTCCCTATTCTTCTAACCGCTACTGAAGATGAAGGCGCCGCCGCCGCCGCCGCCTTCGGCTGCTCTTCTAAACTAGCTTTTCTACGCTTTGCTTCTGCTGCTGCTGCTGCTCCTCCTCTTTCTCCTTCTGAATTTGACATACTATCCTCTACTTATCATAACAGAAACAAATCTATATCTATAATGCTCTAGCACATATCATTACACAAAATTATTAAAGGAGCCGTCGAATAGAGTACTGTTATCAATATACAATCAAGCAGTAACTCATGTTTATTGCTGCCATTCAGCGAGAAGCGGCGCTGTAGGGCGGCGATAAGCTTTAGCTTATTGCCGCCATTCCTTCGTACAGAGTGGCTGCCATTCGCTCATTGGCGCCATTCTTTACCACAGTTCAAACACCGGATAAACGTCGTCATCGGCTCATCCGCCGACCTCGTCTGCATCTGGTAATACCTCGTCCGTGCCTTCCCGCATCGCTTACACTGAAACATATCACTCCCGCCCTCCTTGTCGCCCGCCAACATGGTATTCTCCCGCTTCACCTGCTCATCGGCCAGCTTCTGCCAGTGTTCCGGGTACAGCTCTCGCTCCTTCATAAAGGGCACGCGATGCGCCGGAAACTCCCCCTCCTGCAGCCGTTCTAAAAGCCGTTTGTTGCCCACATAGGTGCCGGGGATGAGATTTGTCAGAGTCCGCCGACTAATCATCTTGTAGATCTCAGCAAAGTCGGGGTTCTCCCAGTGGCGCCGGACACCCTTCAGGCCCGCCTCCTGCAGCGATGCATTATAGATGCCCCGTTCCAGATCCCGCTGCTTCTCCTCTGCCAGCACCGACAGACGGGTTGATATCAAGGCGCCAATGTGAGTTCGGAGTGACATGGTTACCTGGTCGAGTCAAAAGAAACAACGGAGTCAAATTTTGTGCCCTAATCAGAGTACTCCTCTTCTTCGAGTTCGGGGCCCGTCTGCCACCGTGGAGCGCGCTTACCGGGCTGCGCCGGCAGCTTCACACGAGCGCGCAGGCCCATATCCACGCGCCGGTATTCGGGCGCCGAGATTGCACGCCGACGGGGCGGCCGCCGCTTGCCCGCTCCCCCCATCTCATCGCCGTCATCGTAGCAATCATCGTCGGCATCCTCCTCTTCCTCCTCCTCGGCCTCTTCCTCCTCGGCCTCTTCCTCCTCCTCTTCTTCCTCTTCCTTCTCCTCATCATCCTCGACCTCCTCAACCTCCTCTTCCTCTTCGACCTCTGCCTCTTCTTCAGGACCCTCGTCATCATCAGTCGAGCCCGTGTCCTCGAAGCCGCCCATTGCCTCCTCGTAAAAGGTCAGATACTCCTCTGCGCTAAAGTCGCCGTCGGAGGCCGTGACGACCGCATCGCCAAACAGCAGCGGCGGATCATCCACCGTAGGACTCGGCGGCAGCTCGTGTTTGTTCTCCGTGCCGGCCTTGCCCTCGGTCCAGCCCCAGACCGTCAGCGTGGCGTCATTGTACTTGTAGGTCAGAATGAGAGATGCGGGCTTCGTCTTGCGAACGGCCTTGGCGACGGTGGCGCCCGTGACGCCGCCGGTGAAAGCCGTGGTCTTGACCGTCTTGTGTTCGCCGTTGGCTGAGAGAACGACGATTTGAACCATTGTACGGGCTACAGGCCTATCTGCCGACCAATCAAATTTAGTGGCTGGCAGTCTAAGTACTCCATGCATCTCTTATGGTATGCGCGTGCAATACATAACAGATTCATCTGTGGTTTCTGGGTCGCTGACAACGATTACGACCTATTTGTGGCCCGGTTTCTTGGGCGAATTTGAGCACGAGACCCAGGCATTCCGTGCGTGGTCACTCGACGGGCCGACGACTTGGACACTGAGACCTGACATCCTGGCTCCGCCGCTGCGCTGTTTGGGTCAGTGCGACTCTAGAGGAGTCCGTCGGTTTGAAGAGGGGCGGGAGTACTGGGTTCAGGATCGGGTGACACGGATCCTTGAGGAGGTGACGGGGTAACTGGGAGTGACACGGATCCTTGAGGAGGGGTAACCGGTAGTGACACGGATTCTTGAACCGGTGTAGGCTCCTTGAGGTCTTCGAGAGCTGCAGCAACAGATACATCAACTGCTGACACATCGACTACAGAAGCAGACACATCGACAACAACAGAGGACACATCGACAACACTACCAGACACGTCATAGACTGCACCCACACCAGCTTCAACAGATTGTGCGCAGCCCATTTTCCATGGACCCCCGTTTTACAAAAACGCGTTGGCCGCACTTTGAAATTACAACGGAACGTTAGAACTATGGACTACACCCTCGTGATCGGTCTGTTGGTTGTCCTCGTGGTTGGCTTCTTTGCCTATCAGTGGATCATGAAGCGTCCGGCGATGCCCAAGAATCCCAAGAATATCCCACCTGTCCTCTTGGCTCCACCGCCTGTCGCCGAGGCCTCGGCTACGCCGCAGCAGCAGCAGCAGCAACAGCAGCCGCAGCCAGCTGCAACGTTCCCGAACATTCCGGGACAAACCAGGGCCGAGACGATGAACCCGGAGCCCTTGCAGCGCCGCGAACCCTCAAGCCAGCAGGGCCCGGCTCTATCTTCCGGTGAGGCCCCGGCGCAGTTCGACCAGCACCTGCGCCACCCGGAACAGCTCTTCCACCAGCCCACCGGCCTCACAGCGACACCGACCATGCAGATCAATGACGTGCCGAGTGGGCGGGCGGCAACCCAGAGCACGCCGCTGGGGCCGCCACCGGGCGGCGCGGGTCAGCAGGGATTCAGCCCGCAGATGGCGCAGAATGGAGGCGCGTTTGTGGGGAATTCGATGTTTGCCTTTGACGGCATGGAGCCAACGGGCTTCACGGCGTTTTAACGAGCCGTAGGTGAGTTAAAACGGCAGTTTAACCAAGTTTTTGCGCAGCAAAAACGAGGGATGACGGCGTTCTAGGCACCGCCTATGTATCAGCCGGCCACCACTCCGGCTTGTTCTCAATATAGGTGTAGCGATACGTTGTGCCGGTATTTTGCGGCAGAGTAGATCCCCTCTCAAGAACCTCTATATGCTGTTTCGCCTCGGCCTCCGAGTAGGCAATCAGGTCATGCAGCAGAGATCCGGCAATGGAGCCTCCCGAAGGAGTCACCGTGGTCCAACATGTATAGATCAAGAAGCGGCTTCGGTTCATCGTACGGCGGGTCGCTGCAGCTGTAGGCGACAGCATCAACTTTATAGGGGCCCTTTCAGGCTAAACAAGAAGCCCCAGATAGAAGTAATGGCACTCACCGTCAAAGTTCAAACATGGGCCGACGATTGCCGTCTTCCCTGCCTGACAGAACCCGCTGAGGTCGGCGCCCTGCTCAAAGAACTCGAACCCTTTCAAACCCCCTCCATACCATTTCAGAGTAAGCATCTACCGACTCTGAAACGGGATACATGGTTTGTTCTGAAGCGACCAGCGGACAAGGCGCGCACCGGTCTCCTGATTGTCTGGCCCGAACGATCCGCCTGCGTCTTTGTGAGCGGTGACCCCGTCAGTGGCAAGCGCCCGAGCCCGCGTGTGGCCCTCCTCCGACTCCGGATTGACCCCCAGTTCTTGACCGGTGGGCGCACGGTATTTGCCGCCTCCTTGTCAGCCTCTACCAGGATTCTCCAGATCGAGGATACTCTGATGTGGAAGGGGCGACCGTTGCATCGTGACGAGCCCTTTAAGAAGCGCTGGGCCATGGCGACCCAGTGGATCGAACACTACTGCATCGTGGATCCCCGGCTCTTGGGCGGTCTCTCTATTGAGATGGCGCCATGGCAGCCTCTGGCCGCGCTCCAGCCCGATCGTGTCTGGGAGCTTCAGGCGGATGCACCGGGCCAGCGGCGGCTTCTATGGATCGCCAACCACGAGCCGCTCGTGACGGGTCCGCCTGTGACTTTTACGGGACCAGCAGCATCAGCAGCATCAGCAGTGGCAGCCCCTACACTCGAAGGACCCCTGATCGCTGTAGCCAGTCGAGAGACCGGCCCCGAGCAATGGGCTCTGCGATCCTCGGATGGTGTCAGCCTCGGCCGTGCTCTTGTCCGGACCTTGGGGATCTCAGAGCGGCTGCGTTCGATCAAGGCCAATACGGTTCGCTTGGAGGTTGTCTGGTCGGCGTCCTTTAAAAAGTGGGAAGTGAAGGGGCTCTCGGAGTTGCCGGCGACGCCTGGTGCGAATTTTGAGGCAGCTAAGTAGAGATGGGTTCCAAACATTCTAAAACGGCTAAGCGTCGGCGGGTACAGCGCGGTGGGTCGCCGAATGTAGGGTATGATGGTACTTCTATTTCAACGGCATCGGGGGTTCCACTTGAGATTAATGCACGGTCGGATCCGCATAGTGCAGATCTGAACACTGCCAGGCCGATGCCGCAGCTGGGTGGCTCTCGAAGGAGCCGAAGGCAGAGGGGTGGTAGCCGAAGGCAGAGGGGTGGTAGCCGAAGGCAGAGGGGTGGTAGCCGAAGGCAAACCGGTGGTAGCCGAAGGCAAACCGGCGGTTGCGGCTGCGGGATGTGGCCCCAGGCAGGAGGGGGCGGCTCAGCAGGCGGTGTCTATACACAGGTTTTGAACAACGATCTCATCAAGATGTCTGGCTTTGCACCCAATGGCTGCCTGCGTGGCGGCTCTAGGAGGAGGAGGACGCAGAGGGGCGGTGACTCCTATCGTGATTTGGCCTTGGTGTCATCCCGGCCTGCCGGTCACGGCTTCGTGCAGGCGGTCAATAGCGATAACGCAAACTATGCTGTCGTAACTCCCTATGAGGCGATGAGCGGCGGCTCCCGTAAGAACCGATCACACCAATAAAGGTGACACCCTGTGACACGGGTCATGGCCCAGTACGATGGAAGACATATTCGCCGTGACCACCGCCAAGAAGATTCATATTCGTACCCAGACGATGGGCAGGAAGTGCATCACCACAATCGAAGGCCTCGATGAAGACCTGGATCTCGAACGAATCGCCCGAGCCATGAAGCGCGCGTTTCACAGCTCCACCAAGGTCACCAAAGACAAAGATGGCACCGAAATCATTCTGCTGCAAGGAGACAAGAGCGATGTTATTCGCGCCTGGCTCATTGAAAGTCAGATCCTGACCGAGACCGAGGCGACGGCGCGTCTCGTCAATCACGGTGTTTGATTCGTCATACTCTGTAGAGGAATGAAGCCAATAAAATTCATTCACATCACAAAAAATGCCGGCACGAGCATTGAGAATGCCGGAAAAAAAAAGGGACTGCTGTGGGGTCGTTTTGATAAGGAGTACGGCTATTGGCACGAACTCTTTTGTCGCGTACCCGTTCCTGTCATTCGCCGCAACGACTGGTTCATGGTCGTTCGCAATCCCTACACGCGGATTCTGTCTGAATATCATTGCCGATGGGGCGGGCCGCGCATCCGCCACACAAAAGAGGAGATGAACCGGTTTTTGATTGCAAAAATAAAGGCGGCACAAACTCGAGTGAAAGGCGATCATTACACACCCCAGTGTCGCTACACCCATCCTGCTGTTGCCATTCACATACTCAAATTCGAGAATCTTCAGGTCGAGTTTGATGCTCTTATGGCGCTCTATGGAATAAAGGGGCTTGTCCTAAGTCGCGATAATGCCACGGTGAAGCGGTTCGCAATCTCCGATTTTTCCCCAGAACTGATTGCCCTCATCAACGCGGTATATCATAAGGACTTTGAGCTGTTTGGATATTCAAAGATCGTGTGACGGGGAGTAGAGGCTTTTCTTTATAAAAGCAGCGATTACCAACAAAACAGAGGGCACAGATGATACCCGTGCCGCTCAGAGCAGCCAGCGGCCCCAGCATCTCTGCCTCACCTGTCGCGTACCCGAGGGCCGCCATGCCCAACACGGTGACCAGCGTAGTTATCTGGGGACAGTACTTCATTGACTGGGGACTGCGGGCCAAGTTTAGGTCCTAAACAGCGGGCCGGATGAAACTGGCTCGGCTGTCTCGACTGGTTTCGGCTTGCGCGGCCGGTAAATACCATCGGCACCCTTGAAACAGATCTTGTAAGCGCACTGATCATAGAACTGGATACGTTTGCGATACTGCCCCTGAAGACAGTCATGCACGTCATGCACGTCATAGATGACGGGTGCAAAGGTGCGCTCCTCCTTTTTGAGGCGGAAGATACGGCCCACGGCCTGTTCGATCCGGCTCTTCGGTGTCACGAGTGCGACCGTATTGAGATCTCTGACATTCATGCCTTCCGCCGCTAAAGTGAAGGTCGCCAAGATGATCTGTTCCATAGCGGATTCGTCACGGGCCGCCGCCTTCATTCCGCCGACATAATAGCCGATCGACGTGAAGCCTCGCTTTCGAAACTCCGCTTCAAACTCCTTCAGATGCCCGCGACGGTCCGACAGCACCAACAGCTTCCGGCCCTCTTTGACAGCCGGTTCGAGTTCGTCGCAAATCGCCAGGGTTCGCGGCTTGTACTCTGCCAGTTGGTTGCACAGAATCGGCCTTGAGACGTCCCCGCGGCAGTCCAGTGGCTCGTTCGCATAGGCCTCGTCCGCCGACGTGAAGCGGAGCACGCGCACCTCCACCGAATCGTCCGCCTCCCGCACCTTGATCTGGTAGCGGATCGGCCCGAGAAACCACAGAAACACATTGTCGAGGCCGTCGATGCGTTCCGGTGTGGCCGACAGACCCAACATATGCTTCGTCTGAATCGCCATGAGCGCCTTGGAAAAGTGCTCGGCGCCCAGGTGGTGGCACTCATCAAAGATAGTGAAGCCGAAATCACTGAAGGTCGAAGGGGCCCAGTCCCGAGAGGCCACTGTCTGGAGCATGCAGATGCAACAATCGTAGTCGGCCCCCGTCTGCGCCTTCGGCCCCTGGAGCACGCCGATGCGGATCCCAGGAATGGAGCCCTCCAGCTCCTTCCGCCACTGCTCCAGCAGAAACTCCTGATGGACGACAATGAGAAACCGCTTCCGCAGATGGCACGCCAGCCAGATCGCCATGAAGGTCTTGCCGAAGCCGCAGGGCACGCAGATCAGGCCATTGTAGTCACCCGCCTTGAAGGCATCCACAATCGGCAGCTGTTCGGCCCTTAGCGTCTTATTGAAGGCCAACTCCGTCCTCAGAGGCAGGCCCTCAGATCGCGCATCGCCATCGGGTGCGCCCAGGTGTTCGAGCCCCCAGAACCGCGGCACATACCAGCGCGAGGCCGATTCGTAGAAAATGGGAAACGGCTCAACGCCGGCCGCATAGGCGGCTTGCACCCGCGGCGATACAGTGAGCGCGGACCGCATCTGTCGGGTCTGGGCCGCGGTCAGGCAGTCCTTGCGAACGGCGTAGCCGCGGTGGCTGAGAATTCGTGCATCAGGAGGTCCAAGGCTCATCTTATTCTATACTAAGAGCCTTGATCCGGGTGTCATCTTTTAGCCGTCCTACATAGAGAATGCGCCCAGCCTATTGGATTGTAGGAGGACTGTTAGTACTCGCGATCGCCCTTTTCACATTCTGGCCTGCTACGGATCGACCCTATGAGGAGTCGCCACCCGGCCAGTATTCCCTAGATCAAGGAAGGCCCGCTTGGACCGCCACGCAGTCGATTGGATCGTATAGACCGGCCACTGGGATGGGCTCCAATGCACTTACAGGGTTCAAGACCAAGGACACTAAGTTCGGCTGCGCGACGTCATCGACCTGTGTGTTCTAAATCAATCTTGAGACAGGGAATCGCGTAGCCCATTTCTGTTAAACACCGACCCTTGCGCAGATCCCGTAGCGAGAGCATCGCCGGATCCGGGCCTCGGTGACGGGACTTGTGCAGTTCCGCGCGGATAAACAGAGCCATCCAATGCAGATCATTCGGCCGCTGATCCGGATGGAACTGCGAACCATAGAAGGGCAGAGACCGCCCCTCGACCAGCGCCACATACTCCCGACCCGCTCTGTCATGAGACGTCGCGAGAATGCGAAAGGCACGTTTCAGAGATGGCAGCCGGTTGAAGCGACCTACAGAGATACCGTAGTCATGATCATAGTACGGCCGATAGACATGGGTCAGATGTTCGCGTTCATCCGGTGTTGCAAAGGCAAATAGGCGGGACCTCGGCGTTACACGGAGCCGCAGCGGCCGTTCGGACCAGTGGATGCGGCGGGCATCAAAGCGTTCGAGCTCTCCGATGGGCCCCATGTGCTGCATTATGGTTTCATAGCCGAGGCAGGTGCCCCATACGGGGAAATAGTCACCGGATCGATTGGCTTTGATCGCCAGATGCAAAAAGAGGCGAACCATTCGTTCGTAGGCGGGGTGCGTGGCCCAGTCGGGATGCAGATAGAGGCCCTGGATCGAATCAAAATAGGTATGCGCCTCTGCATCGCTGAGAAACGGCGGAATCAGCACCACCTCAATGTTGGCCGCTGCAAACCAGGCGAGCACCGATGCCCTCAGATAAGCATAGGCGGGCCTGGAGCCCGGTGGGAGCATGAGCGGAATTCCTATTCGCGGTGGTCGCATCCTTACCTTTAGGAAGAGGAAGTTGTAGGACATACGGTAAGATTCGACGTGTCATACTGGTAGGCCTGCAGGCGATCAATGGTGGCTTTCTGAAAGCAGACACCTGCTAAATTTGCGCAGTAGTATAGATTCTTAACTTTGTCCGTAGAATTAGATCCCGCTGTTACATGGTTCTCAACATAGCCGTTAGGACACCCTCCGTCTTCATACTGCGCCTTGAAGAGTTCGCAGCTCCATAACGGATTATTAAACAGATCCGGATCTCCGCCGACGAGGCATATGTTGTTGTTAGTGCAGCCGGTTCCATCTGCATTTACAGTCTCACAGCATGCGCCCCTTTCTTTGTGTTTTGGTGCAAAATTCGGCAAGGTCGGCGAACAATACGTGTCCTGATCCGCCTGGGCAAGTCCCGCTGCCGTTTCTACGCAATTCACTATGCCGTTATTCGTGGTCGGTCCCAGAGTGCAGAATACACTACTCGGTCCAGGGAGTGCTATCTTACATGTATCGGCGGCTGTAATTGCATTGGGGTCGATGTTACCCGAACAGCAAAAGGCCTTTCCGCCGTACATATAAAACACGGAACCCGACGGGCACTCGGTGTAATTGGTCAGTGTCGTCGGCCCGCTCACGAAGGTTTCGCGAATCCGCTGCAAAATCGGTGCCCCCAGAATCAGCCGTAGTAATATAATAACAACGGCTGCAATAACTCCTAATATAAGAATATCGCGCAGCATCCTCCTCTGTATTATCCACCGAAAAGTCTGACGATGAAGGCGCCATGGTAACCACAGAATAGCGCTATTAATAAAAAGAACCAGATTTTGAGGGGCTCCCATGTCATATACGGGCCCGATGCAAAATAGAGCATCCAGGCAAACCCGAGAAGCCAGTCCGCAAAGAGTATTCCGATCATGACACCGACAAAGACAATGACGCCCACCGCGGCATCCATCGTCGATTGATTGGCATAGGCCACGTTGGTCTGCTCTTCAATGCCGAAGAGCTTGCGAACATCCAACAACGTCCCTTTATTGTCAATCACATCTTGCCCATCTACGACCTTGACGGGCTTACATTCGTACTCATTGGGAGTCCCGCTATTACTGACAGTAGGTCCCGCGACGGGCCCGCCGAGCAGACCAGGGCGGGCAACGCTTGAGACCTTCTTCAGACGATCGGCGCCTACCACGGTCTTGGCATCGTGGGGGATACCGGGCGCGGGAAGATCACGGTAATCCGTGCTCAGAGACCCCTCCGTTTGAATACGCTCCAGATCGGCGGGCAGGATCTGGACGGGTGTCAGTACTAACAGAAATACCTGTTCTGATAATTGCCCGCATGTATCGGGCTTAGGGGTGTCCCGTGTCCGGCCAAGTACGGTGGGGCCACGATATTGCACAATGTCGGACCCAATGGGAAGAATCGATTCGATTCTGGGATTGGTAGATAATGGACCCGGCTGATTGCTCAGGGCGGAAAAGAAGTCGGTACCCTGGCCCGTGATGCGATGATCGACGGGAATACAGACAGTTAAAAATCGCTTCGGTTCCCGAATTGTTTCCATGTGAAGATGGACTTCGGCGGGATATACATCGGACTGTCCAGGGAAGATATGCACACCGCGAATATGAATTATGGCCAGGCTCAATATGTACTGAGCGCCGCGATAATCACCCGTAATGCTGGCGGGATCGAGTGCTATTTCAATTCCGTCGCCGACACCATTGCCGGCGCGTCGTGTCAAAAGGGTCATGGACCCGGGCCCCTGCGATGTTATCTGGATGCCACAGGTGGTGCAGGTCATCATATCCGTGAGCGCGACGTTGGAGGGCCAGTCGAGCGGCGTCTCGTCGCAAGTGAGCCGTGCGGTTTCTGCCATCCTCTACCGTTGGCTGTTTTTTGAGACAGGGGGTTTGAACCGGCTGGCGACTCTCTTCCTTCTGGCGATCATTGAGAGGCGACACTTTTTTCTAAAAAAGTGTCTTCCGATAAATAGTCGCCTTGAAAGAACGGCCCAGAGCCGGCACATGGATCGATTCATCATTATACACCTCATTGCAGCCATTCGTATCATCGTCGCAAACACGGTTCTGGTAGCGCACGGGTACCTGGACGGGATTTGCGCCATCCGTCCGCGTGTAATAGTTCCAGCGACTTCTACGAGAATCGAGTTCGCGCCCATATAAAGGCAGAATCGTGCGGTCGGGAGCCGCCGAGGAGGCCGATCCTCCTTCGCCCGTTAGAATACCGACCTGCTGGATGGGGCCGACCGGACCGCGACTGGCGAGAGCGGGAAGAGAGCCAACACCGTAACGCTGAACGGGCTCTGGATATAAATCAGGGCGGACTTGTTGCTGCAGCTGGATTTGCTGTTGGTTTTGTTGGTTTTGTTGCTCGGCCTGAACCACATAGATCTGAGGGGCTGCTGCCTGCTGCTGCTGCGATCCCATAAACACAAATACAGCTGCGACGGCAATAACCAACAAAACAATCCATAGCGTCGAATTGTCGGTGCATATAAATCCCTTGGGGCATTTGCGTGCCATGTCCTCTAGAAAGGGTCATTATTCTCCCTGTAAGTTCATCAGGGCGAGCTGGCGCGGATCCATCGAGGATTTCTGCATAATGGTATCAATCATCTCTGGCCGATCATACTTGTCCAGCAGACCGCGGAGATAGCTCATGAGTTTCTTCGGATCGGGCGCCACATCAGGGTCAAATTCAAAGGGCTGCGGCAAGTCCAGAAATCGTTCTCTAGATCCTAAAAATTCCTCTCTTACTCGTGTTAGCCACAGTAGAACGAGTAAGAGGGCAGCAATAAATAAATAAAAGTACATCTACTTGGGGCCGAGAAAGCCTGTTATCTTACCCATATCCTTCATGAGCGGGCCAAAGGAGTCCAACATTGCCACGAGCGACTTCTGTGTGGCCAACAGCTCCTGGGTGTCCTTTGTCATGGCCGCGATTTGATCCGGTTTGAGCGCCTTGTAGGCATTCAAGAAGGTCGTGCCCGTATCAAGATGGAATCCCTTGTCATCGTTTTCATTGGGAAGCTTGTACTTCTTGCCCAGCTCAAGAGGCTCCATGCGATCAGTGTTGTCGGGTAGCATGGGCTTTTTAGGCGCAATGGGCGCTGCATCATCACCCTGGAATTTTTCCGCATACTGCTCCTTGGAATTATCGATGTCATCGATGGTAATGTCCTCATCATCCATCTTATCCATTTGATGCTGGGACTCTGCCGCGGCATCCGGATCCTCGGCAATGGTGGGCACGTCGGATCCCTCGGCATCGGCGGGCAGACCCTTTGATTTGAGCTTCTTGTCACTCTCAGGAGACGTGAAACCCTCTGACGTACGATTTGTCTGCACTAACAGAATCGTACTGGCGCCGACCAGAAAGGCGAGGGCCAACTGGGAGGGCAACGCCCCAAGTACAATCAGAGTGAAGCCGAGTCCCACGAGGATTGTGTGTGCCGTGCCGCGATAAATCGTATAAAGAACGGCGACTACGAAAAAAACGATGGCAAATGAATCTGCCTGACGGGGTTTTCGCAAGAGTTCGCGCCAGACTTCCATTCTACTTATCTGCCGTCAAATTATCTGTCTATAACGGCGGTGGCCCCTTGATAGGCGGCAAATAGAGCAGCGGCTAGTGCGGCCTTTGCGAGCAGGCCACCGATGCTGATCTCTCCACTGCTAAGATACATCCAGGAGGCATAACGGGACAGAATTGACGTCACAATCGGCATGTTCAGTAGAAATACTATGATGGCGACGGCGACGGGGCCTTTTGCGGCGGCGGTTAGAAGGGCCTGCCACGAAACGGCCGGTTTCGAGGGTGGCACAATCGGTCCGGGATCGGGCGGTGCTGTAGGAAAGGGCGCCATACCGGGAGGGGCCTGCTGCAGCATGGAATGAAAATCGGCCATCGTGGGCTGGGAGTTGCCGATAATATTGGCGCGGGCAGTACCAGGGTCCATGCGGAGCTGGCCAGTGCTCATGGAAACAGGAGGCTCTGTAATCATGCGCCCCGAATCGACCTGACCGGGCGGAGGCTGGACCACGCCGTCGGCGTTCATTTCGGCGAGAATTCTGCGGACCCGTTCTTCATCGGCGGGGGGCACCGAATTAGAGGGGCCCGTATTTGAACCAAGAGCATCGAGCGGCGTTGACATGCTGTTGTTGGCTATCGCGGAATTATTTGGCCTTGGAGGACGCATCAGGTGGATGCGACGAGCCTAGGCGGATGCGACGAGCCTAGGCGGATGCGACGGGCTGGATTGTCTTGACTATGTCAGCTCCATTGGCGGGACATGCGACCACTTCGGTTGTGAATTCTACGCACTGGTTCCCGCCCATCTGATAGACCTTGTTGAGGACATCCTGGACGGGCGGGCCATGCAGAACAATGCAGTCGGAACCGTGGCACATGGGACGAAACATGGCGGCAATGCCGAAGCCGATCAGAAAACTCAGAAAGCCGGCGAGCCATGGATTTTCCATATAGAGCCAATAATTCATGATCCCTTGGTAGGGGAACATGAAATTTTTTGATAAATTGCAGCTTTTACCGCTGTTGTTTGGGCTTTTCTTTGGCATGTTTTTTGTCTATGTGCTGAAGCCGATGCCGACGGTGATTTACAAGTATCCCACGATGGACAATGCGGGAAAAATCACCTACCAGGATCGGAATGGAGTGTGTTTCAAGTATCACGCGGACACAGTCGATTGCGACAAGAATGAGGGGCGGATTGTGGCCTTTCCTTTACAGTAATCTGCAAGACACTATTTTTTGCCAGCAGTCGCAGCAGCAGTCGCAGCAGCAGTCGCAGCAGCAGTAGCAGTCGCAGAAGGAGGGCCCGTTACAATAGCAGCAGAAGCAGAAGCCTCTTCCACAACTGCTTCCGATCCCGTTGCCGCAACTAGCGAGATACCGCGTCTCGACAACGGGATCGGCGGCACATAGACCGAAAATACAGTTCCTTTAGAGGACGGCGTTTGAACAACAGATCGCCCCTTCGGCGCCATGCGCCCCTCCATCTCAACGAGTGCCGCCTCCGCCGATAGAATATCCCGACGCAGAGAGCCCCGTGTTGCCCCATCGGCCGCCCTGTAAGCCCGCCAAGCATCCAACACGTTCGCCTCTGCAATCCGGACCTGCTCCTCTGCCGCCTTCAGCAACTGATCCTTTTGCTGGGTGAATTTCTTGACACGAGAGGTCGCCGCCGCCGCCGCTGGTGCCGAAAAACGTTCCGGTGTCCCCAACACAGTCAGTGTGTCTGCCTCCCGCTTCCAGGGAAAGGATCGTACAACTGCTGTTCGTTCGGCGTTCGTATAAATGGTCGGCTCCCGGGTCGTCGGTTCGAACCCCAGATTCTGCGCCTTCGGCCAGCGAGCCACCCAGTCGGCCAGTGTAGTTACTTTGTCTTCTTTAACTACCCTTGCCGCCATTCCTAGTTAATAAGTATGTCTTAATTTCCGACGAACCAAAGAGACGAATGCCGCTGGACACGGGATTATTGTACGGTGAAATGTTCGGTGCCTGGATTCTGCATTTTGCAATTCCGTTTGGCGTCAGCATGTTAGTTCCAATGTTATTTCCCTTTGTATCGGGATTCTCACAGCTATTGATATTTATTGGTATCTGTGCCTTTTTCTCATTTATTATTCATGTATGCCTCCTCTTATTTCTACAAGCTGCCAGTTGCGGCGGTGTAAAAGAGTATGATAAAGTGTTTGGCGGATCATTATTGGGCACTCTTATTTTTAGTGGCATGATTGCCGTCCCGACCTTCATCGAGTCTATGCGTCTGCTGTTTAGTCAATTATTGATAAATCACTATCCACTGCTGACACCGGAACTCGAGGCCCATATGAAATCGATTATGGCGGCGGCGACGGGTGCCACCTGCAGCACGCCGGCTCCTGCACCCCCAAAGTTGGGGCTCTCTAAGACCGAGTATGATATCCAGACATTCCAAGAAATCGCATTTGGTGCGAGCTATTGGGGTGCTTTTGGTGGAGCCTATGGGCTTGGGATCGGCAGTTTCTTTTCGAATCGGTGCCCGAAGGAGTAGGTGGCTTACTCCGGTGGCTGGTCGCCGTAATAGACATACTTGTTCAGGCCGGATTTGAGGGAATCGGGATCTATCACATAGTAGCCAGGGCGGGGCTTCTTATTGCCTGAGCCGCGCGGCCGGCCACGCGGCCGCCTTTGTTCTTGTGATTCCGAAGACATCTCTACCGGCGTCTCGTACTCAAATTCATTTGTTTCTTCCTCTTCATCCTCCTCTTCTTCAGAAGAGGCACGGCTCAGAAATGAGGATGATGCTGCAGCTGCTGCAGTTCCAACAGCGAGTCCCGCAGTAGGCCCAGTGCTATACATCCACAGGCCGGCCGTCGCGAGCACATAGGAGACAAAGGCCCAGCCGATGGCAAACAGCCAAAAGGGAAGCAGTGTATGCCGGGATTGATCCGGGCTGGATCGCTGGTAGCCAAATTCCTTCCAGGTGCCGTTTTCATTAAACATCAGAGCGGGGCGGAAATGTAAGACAAGGCCGAGCCCCACGCTGTACAGAATGATCGCAATCCACAGTGCGTCCATACTCTATATTGAAGCGATGATCTTAATAATCGTAGCCGACCTTAGTAATCGTCACCATCCGCTCCCTGATTAGCATCATAACCATCTTCTGGTCCGCCCGCCGCTCCAAACCCAAAGTCTTCACCTGCGGCAGGGCCAGCCACAGGCAGAAGAGTAGGATCCACCGGCGCATCCACGATGCCCATGCGATGCCGCTGCTCCATCTCGAATTCGAAGCGCTCGGCCGTCAGCGTATTGATATTGGCACCCATGGCATAACGACCAATCCCCATCTGTTTGTGGAGAAGCTGTGCCGCCCTCGAGTCCTCGTCCTTATTATCGGCAAACTCCTTTACAATCGTTTCGCGATCCAGCTGAGCACGATCTTGCAAGATTCGTTTAATCACATCTTTTGAGAATCGCACGAACTGCTGCTTGATGTGCGCCATGAGAGCCCGTGTCCATTCTGCTAAACCGGTTGCGGCTCGCTCTCGGTCGGACGGCAATGCGATCGTCCGGTACATCCAGGAATCCGTCTTGAGAGCATCGCGCCATGATTGAAGGACCAGTGTTTGCAGCAAAAGGCGTGCGGACTCGACCGGCCAGCCGCCTCTGATATGACGAATCCAGAGGCGCAGAGGCGGACCCAGCGATGCCGCCACCGATTTGAGCACCGTGCGCATATCCTCCCGTGTATCGGACCCCGGCCACACTGCATTGGCCAACATTAGCGCATTGATTAGCTCGGCGTGTTTGGGTGACAGATCGGCCCAGGCCGCCCCCGTCACCTTCGTGACCGTATAGCTGGTCGAGGCCGCCTCGACTTTGGCGCACCAGTACTCCTGAATAGCCCGTGGTCCCTCTACAAACGGATCCTCGGTCAGTATGTCAAAGGTTCCCATAGCGCGGGCCGCAGCGGGTCCGAGCCGATCCTCGATTTCGGCACGAAGACTGTCTTGAATCGCCGACAGAGGCGCCCACGCGAGTGCCGTTGCCATTTCATCGGCGGGCCCTTTGCGTGCGGCAGTCGCCGCAATCGCCGACCCCAGACTCGCGGCAACTGCGGCATAGCCCTCCTGGGCCTCCAGAAGGCTCTGGAGCTGTGTGAGATGTACATACACGGCGGTTCTATTAAATGTGGGACTCGCACCGAGGGTCTTGAGCCGACGCACTGTTTCTGACAGAGCATTGAAGGCCTGGAGTGTTACTTCAACACGGAGGTCTCCCTGTTGGGCCCCCAGAATAGTCGCCCCCTCCTTGGCAAAATCAATGAGGTCGAGGGGCTTGCCGAGTGCAAGACCGCACTGGCGGCACATGTTACCAACACTGAACTCATGCGCTCTGCCAATGGCCGGTCCTCTGTAGCAGTACTTGAGAAAGAGCTTAAAGAACGCGGCCTCTTCGATAACCTGCTCTACAGGCTCTTTATGAGGTATCTCGAACACGGACCAGAGATGCGTGCCCGTGGTTATGCCTGGCAGAGTGCCTTTCACGAGGTCGCTGGCTCTTGCAAGAGGACTCGGCGGCGGTTTAGCACCACTGGCCTCCGCAAATGACACGGGGCAGCACGTGGCGTCCGATGTAAGTTTGTGGCCGACTTTCATGGCCGCTCCAATGGCGGTAGAGGCGGCGCCATGGAGTTCTCCTACAGTAGCAATCGCCTGCTGCTTGATTGCGATAGCCAGTGCTCCGACTTGATCTGCGACGGAGCGACCCGCTGTGATCGCGGCCTTCAGGCTGGGTACGGGATCCCGATCAATAGAAGGCAGGCCCAGAGCGGGCGGAAAAGGCTCGGGACGAAACCCCGCTGGAAGCTGGTCTGCGGTACTGACAATCGCCTTGGCCTTGATCGCCACGACGTCGGTTTGGGCGCGCGACAGCGCCTGTCGGATCTCGGGCGTAAAAGACAGCGGAGCCGCCTTGGCATCGGCCCCTAGTACAAGCTGCAGGGCGGCAAGACCAACCTTGAGAGCCTCCCGCTTGCGCGTCTCAAACTTGGGTTCGCCGGACCACTTGAGCGAGGCCCAGGGCGCCTCGGGCCGATCGATCGAGGCCACCGCGCAGGCGATATACAAGAGAGCTCCCGCCTCATCTGGCTTCGCCTTGGGGTCAAACGGGTAGCCGCCGCGACTAAAGGAGCAGATCGCCAACGGGTTCTGCATTATGATGGGCGGCTCGGAGCTCTGGACGGCAATGGTGGTCAGCGCAATCAAAGAACTTACACGGAGCTGATCAATTAACTGGGTATAGGTCGGCACATCTACCACGGCGCCTGCCACACCGGCCACGGTCTTGATCTTGGTGGAGGCGGCGGTGAGTAGTCGCGAGCGTTGGGCCTCGTAGGTGGCCTGGGGTGGCAGACGGAGACCCACATAGAGGTCGCAATAACGGACAATCTGATGGATCACATTCGGAGGTGCCTGAAGGCCTCCGCGCTCTAACATGAACTGGAGTGCCGTGCCGATCTCGGTCTTGTTGGGCGTATCAAAGGTCAGAGCAGCGGGCACCAGCGATTTGAGCATTGTGCTAACACCAGAACCGGTCTCTGCTATCTGCTCCTCTGTAAGTACCGAGGACTGGGCGATCGGCCGGCCTTCGTCGTCGAACTCTACTTGATCATCGAACTCGATCTCCTGGAGCGCCTGGCCGCAGGATCGGCAGAGGATTTTGCCGTCGTACTTGTCACCGCCGAATTTAACCATCATCTGTTTAATAATCATGTCCATGCGATTGGGCTGGGCGAGTGCCTCGAGCTCCATGAGCTCGTGATAGCAGACTGCGTGTTCCTTACACAGAATGCACGTCATCCACTCGCCGTCCTTGGGGCCCTGGAATTCCTCGATAAATTCGCGCATCAGCCGTGATCGCGGCACTGTGTCCTCAACGTTGCGGATGGATTCAAGGCGCGCCGCATGCACGCAGGGATTGATTTCGGGTGCTGCCTTCATCACCAGAAGATTCTTGGCCTTCAGCCCCTTGCGTCGCAGAGTGTAGGCCCGACTGGCGGCGAGGGCTGCGGCACCGATAACAGGATCGAGGCCCGGTGGCAGGGGGCGGCCATCGCCCTTGGCGATCTCGGACCAGACGAGCGGCATGGCGTCGCCCTGGGCCTCGCCCAAGAGCGATCCTGTTAGGAGCGTGGGGGCATCTGCAATGGAGGGATTGCGCCGCCCAATATCCTCGAGAAGATCCTTCAGAGGCGCGGCGGCTTTCAGAGAGGCCCAAAGGGTGGCATCGGCGCCCGTCACGGTCTGGAAGACGCGCGGCTGTTCGGTGTCGAGGGCCGCCTGAATCTTCTTGCGCTCGCCCTTCAGCAGAGTACGCCAGGACCCCTGGGCCTTGCGCACCCAGTCCCACATGAGTTCCGAGACGGCGGGTGCCAGATCTGTGTTGCCGAGACCGAGTGTGTCGAGGAGTCCAAGAAGCCGCGGCGACCTAGGCCCCATACTGTCAATTGGATGAACCGTGTATTTCAGAACGGAATTGAGCCATTCGGCCACATTCATGGTTGCGGCCGACGCGGTTGTCAGCGTCCAGGCATTCTGCGGCGATGGATCGGCAGAGAATATGTCGCGGGTGGTCGCGGCAACCGTCGGCAGTTGTTCGGATTGGAGCATATCGGAATAGAGAAGAGAATTAGCAAGAATACCGGATTGAAGGGGCGGTCGCACGGCTAGTGCGGCTTTCGGTGGCAGAATTACATAGCCGCTAACAGTTGCGGGATCACTTGGCGCCAATAAATGGGTTTCGTCGGTCTTCCGCTGGTACAGCCGATCGGCGGTAATTACACGGACCGACCGATCGGTAACGTCGCTGATCAAGAGTGCAAGCGACACGGGGGGTGCGTCCTTCATATCGCGCCCCGGCAGATCCTTGCTGAGACCCTGCACACGGACCTCGAGACCGGCTGTGCGAATAACATCCTGATCCACGGACCATTCACCGGCGGTTTTTTCCGCGGTCAATAATACGGCCTGATCGCGATCCGTGAGATCATAGATGTAGGCTATGAATCCATCATCTGAATAGATGCCATCCTCATACATGAGTGCTCGACGCACCGATATGGTTTCAATATCTTGAAGAGAACGAGGCGCAACATCACTCGTCTTGAAGGCCAGCTCTTCACTTAACAAATCAAGATTAAGAATACGCGCGGCCGTTACAATCGGGATAGCCGCGGGTAGTGCGCCGGCCGCCTCACGAATAGCATCTTCAATGGTTGTAATCATGTGGGATTTCATGCCGGTAATGGTGCCCGATGCAGATCGCTGGATGGACTTATTCTTGAGCGCAACGGCAAGATCAACTTCGCGTTCGAGGGCGCGGATGCGTCGAGGATTGGTCCGCTTCTTTTCGGGTATCGCGGCCAGAAGCGCCTGGAACATATCCTCGCGCTGGACGGAATCGGGATATGAGCGCTCAGCGGTGGGAATTACTTCGATGGTAGCGGCGGGCAGTACAGCTTGGAGGAGGCTAAGAATGTCGGTCTGACGAGCGGCCGTGGCGGCGAGGCGTTCGGCAACCCCCGCAGCCTCTTCGCCGGCGGGGCGGCCCTCTTCGACAACGGCGGGAGCATTGAGAGAAGAACGCACGCGGACTACTATAATGGGTTCCGGTGGGCCGACACCCTTGAATTTGATCGTGCGACCGTCTGTGAGTTTTATGGAGTCTTTTGTGGCGGATTTGATAATTTCCTCGACCTCGCCGCTAGGCGCTACAGTCGCGCCGTTGGCGTCGAAGAATTCGAGCATTTCGCCGGGCTTGGCGCCGAGGAAATCCACATAGTGGTCGGAGGGCTGGCGTTCGAGAAGTTCTATTTCTTGGACGCCGATTCCGGGAGGGAAACTGCCGTCTTCTAACATCGGGAAGGCGATAGCACGGTCACTGGCTTCTTGGGGCATGATATGGACGAGAGCGGGAGAACGATAGACGACCCGGCCGACCGTGTAGCCGTAGGCATCGCTGAGAATGCCGACCAAGTTGCCGATGTGCAGAGGGTCTGGTTCTTCGGCTGCCTCTTCAGCTGCCTCTTCTGCCTCTTCAGCTGCCTCTTCGGCCTCTTCGACAACTAGTTCTGGACCTGCTGCTTCTGCTGGTTTCGGTGTTGCAGGTGCGGCTGCGGCTCCTTCCTCTTCAAAGTCTTCGCTGTAGTCCTCTTCCGGTTGTGACATCCGCTACTTTCTGCAAGGTTTTCAAGATGATCAGGAAACCGACCTAATCAAAACTTGACGGTCATCAAGGCCCGAACCCGGTCAAGTACGACGTTGCAAGAAATGACATCTGCAATCTTCCCCGCTGATCTTACCTCCTACGATATGCTGTTCGCTTACCTTCGTTCGCCTGAAGGTGGGTCTCTCCTCATTCGCGAGTCAGAGGACAGCTCCCTTGCAATCATCTACTACTCCAAGGTCTCGTCCAATATGGCAAATCCCTCCACGGGCTTCTGTCGTTCCATTATCTACGACAAGAGCGCAAACAAGATTCTGTGCATCTCTCCGCCACGGGGCCTGTCCTTCGCGGCGGCTATTGATGCGGCCCTGGCCCCTGGGTCCTTTGTCACAGAGGAGTTCATCGACGGCGTCATGATCAATCAGTTCCATGACGGGGTCCGGTGGCGCCTGGCCACGCGCACCCAGCTCGATGCGACGAACAACTTCTTCGGCAAGCGGCCCTACGCGACTCTGTTCGCCGAGGCGTTCGCAGCGGCTGGACTCACAGAGGCACTGTTGGTTCCCGGTCAGACCTACTCCTGGGTGCTCCAATCGGCTGAGGAGCGCATCGTGGTCGCGCCGCCCTACGGCATCTCACGGCTCTTCCTGGTTCAGACAACGGCCACGGACCTACCGGCGCCGCTGGCCGCCTTGAGACCCAAGACCTATGGGTGCAAGACACTGGAGGATGTGGCCCAACTCGTGGCAAATGAAGGTGCGGCTAAGAAGCACCAGTTCCAGGGCGTAGTTCTGAAGCTAGCAGATGGGCTGCGCTACAAGCTCAGAAGCAACGAGTACTGCGAGGCGCGCTACCTCCGTGGCAACCAGGCCAAGCGTTCTTACCATTGGCTGGATCTCTGGTCCAAGGGACTGCTGTACAAGTATCTGGCGATCTACCCTGAGGAATCCTGCGATGCGGATCTTCTGGTGAATCGTTTCAAGGCGGAGACGCAGGCCGTGCATGACCTCTACATGCGGGTCTATCGTAAGAAGGAGTTGAGGCTGGGCGATGCGCCGCAAAAGTACCGCAAGCTGCTGTGGGACGCACACAAGGAAGGAAAGGGGGCGTACTTTCCGCACTTGAAGGATTTCATGAATGAGCAGGATACGGCGCGCAAGCTGTGGCTGCTCAACTATGAGGTGCGCTACCCTGCAGCAACAGCAGCAGGAGTCGAAGAGTCCAAGGAGGAGGTCACCGCATAAAGAAGGGGCCAAAACAAATAGAAGATGTGCGGAATTAGTGTGCTCTGGGGACCCAAGGTAACAAAAGCGATGCTTGAGGCGTCCCTTTTGGCTCTGAAGGCCAGAGGCCCCGATGCGACGGCTGCCGATGTTACGACTTGCACTGACATGGATCCCATCGCAATCGGCTTTACGCGACTCCATATCCAGGGTGCCAAGGGAGGGAACGAGCAGCCCTTTTATCTGGAAGACGGGCGCATCGTGCTGTGCAACGGTGAGATCTTCAACTCGGCTGCCTTGATTGAATCCCTAGGTCTCATAGTTCCCGCCGGTTCGAGCGACTGTGCCGTCATTCCGGCTCTTTTAGATCGTGGCTTATCGCTGGCCGCCGTCAGCAGGCAGCTCGACGGTGACTTTGCCATTGTCGTCGTGGATCTGGCTACACGTACCGTGTCGGTCTCCCGTGATCCCTACGGTGTTCGGCCGCTGTTTTACGGATCTTCTTCCGTGGATGGCTGGCGCGGCTTTGTCAGTGAGCTCAAGGGATTTCCTCCAACCGCCATTACTGTCCAGGCGATCGAACCCGGCACGACCTTTACGATATCGCTGGATGATGCGGACCAAAAAGAGTCGGTTACGTGGCATCAGGTGCCCTGGCTCAAGTCGCCCTCGGTATGCCCTACTGATCTGAGAGCTGCTCTGTACGCCGCCGTCGAAAAGCGCCTCGTGACGGTGCGAGCTCTGGGCGCCTGCCTCTCGGGCGGCCTCGATTCCTCACTCGTGGCGGCCATCGCAGCCAAACTGTTAGCAGTGAAGGGCCAGACACTCCATACCTACAGCATCGGCATGGCGGGCTCACCGGACTTGATCCATGCCCGCCTGGTCGCCGACCGCATTGGTTCGATCCACCATGAGCGAATCGTGACGCCGGCTGAGTGTTTGGCGGCAATTCCCACGGTGATCAAGGCGATCGAGTCGTTCGACATCACGACGGTGCGCGCCTCAGTCGGCAACTATCTTCTGGGTGCCTTTATTGCTGCCGAGACGCCTGGCGTCAAGGTCGTGTTGAATGGCGATGGTGCGGATGAGGCACTGGGGGGCTATCTGTACATGCGCGCGGCACCCGATGACCAGGCCTTTGAGGCGGAGACGGATCGGCTGCTACGAGAGATCCATCGATACGACGTGCTGCGATCGGAACGGGGCATGGCGGCCCATGGGCTCGAGTCGCGGTCACCGTTCTTGGACCGACAGTTTGTGTCCGTGGCTCGGTCGATTCCGACCGCACTTGTCCGACCCACCCGCGATCGTATGGAGAAACACGTGCTGCGATCGGCTTTCACGGGCCTGGTTCCCGATGCCGTGCTATGGCGGCGCAAGGAGGCGTTCAGTGATGGCATTTCTCTGAAGGAATCGTCCTGGTTCGCCGCGGCTGCGGCGGCGGGAGAGGCTGCGGTCCCTGATTGGCTTTCTGAAGCAGCGGCGTTCAACGTCAATAGGCCAAAAACGGCGGAAGCCTTTTGGTATCGTACTTTATTTCATGAATGGTATCCAACCTCAGCAGCCGCTCTGCTACCGGCCATGTGGATGCCGCGATTTATTGAGGCGACCGATCCTTCGGCTCGAACACTGTCTCTTTACGAGGTGTAACGTTGCCTGTTTGTGATATGTTCCAAATCCAAACAGTCTAAGCCGCATACAACACAGAGAGAGGCCACCTCGTTTCATTCTTATCTGTGCCCGTGGCATACGCAATCCACTGGGCACAGAGCAGCTGCGTTCCCGATTCGTTAAACACATTCATCTGGACCTGAATCCGGCCCCAGACATCCTTTGGGAACAGGCGCTCCTCCTGGATTGTGTAGGTGTTGCCGTACAGAGGAACGGGCGCATACTCTCGGAGGCTCGCCCTCACAGTAGGAATAGGCAGGCCATTCCAGGTGCTGCTGATCTCTACGAGGCCACTCGGAATATAGGTGGTGTTGGGCACAGTGAAACTGATGCGGAACGTGATGGGCTGCTCGGCTGCAACAATCCCAGGGGGATCGGCATACAGTTCGGACACAGGCAGATTCGCTGCGGAAGAGCCGCAGTTACTAAAGGAAGCACTGGCAACTACAAGAAGGGCAGAAAGGAAGAGGGCGTTCATCGTACTGGGCTTTAAGCGGGTGTTAGCGGTGTCAAGTTTTGTATGCTTCAAGTAAGGGACCATGTATCTCGATGTCGGTGACGGCCATCAGATCTATTATGAAATCCACGGCGCCAAAGAACCGAAGGCTACGGCCGTCGTCCTGCACGGCGGACCCGGCGGCGGACTCCAGAGGAGACAGCTAAAGCATTTTGACCTCAAGAAGTGGCGGGTCATCTTGTTCGATCAGCGCGGCTGCGGTAAATCCAAGCCCTTTCTGAGTATTTACCGGAATACCACGTGGGATCTTGTAGGTGATATTGAGAAGCTTCGTATCCACGTAGGTGTTACCAAATGGACCGTCTTCGGAGGCTCCTGGGGTTCCACGCTGGCACTCGCCTACGCGTCCAAACATATCCAACACGTTGCGTCTCTGATCCTCAGGGGGATTTATACGGCTGAGGCCTGGGAGAATCACTGGCTCATGTCGCCCGATGGTGCTGCTCGACTGTATCCCGATAAATGGGCTGCGGTCGAGAAGATGGCTCGCAAAGGGCGGGGTCGCACTATAACGCAGCGCTTCATGAGCCTGCTGTACCGGAAAAAGACGCAGAAGGCGGCGGCGGCCACCTGGTGGGGCTGGGAGCACGCAGTCTCCTATCTGAAGCCGCGGCCCGACGATACATCGGCCAAAGACGGCCTGGCAATCTCGGCTCTAGAGGCCCACTACTTTAGCCACAACTGCTGGATTAAGTCGGGTCAGCTGCTCCGAGCCGCCGCCAAAATACCAAAATCGGTACCGGTCCATATTATCCAGGGCCGCTACGATCTTGTGTGTCCGCCTGCCGCGGCCTGGCAACTCCACCAGGTTGTTCCGCATTCTCACATAACCTTTACGATGGCAGGTCACGCCGGGTCGGAGCCTCCTACGGCCGCTGCCTTGAGAGAAGCGACGGATACTCTTGTGAATTAATAGCGCCGTTTTTTTGTCTGATACCGCCGCCGCCTGCGAGATCTACGGTACCCGCCTGTTTTTGCTATGTTTTTTTTTACAGTAACTGGAGGAAGGCCTACATTCTTTACAAACTGCGGGGCGGTTTGTGCCCGAATTCTAGCATTCTTTATTTTTTTGTTTAAAAAATCGGGTGATACATATGCACCAACTCCCGCATTTGGATCAACTCCCGCATTTTTTGCATTCGTAAATACATTTCCAGAATTACTATATTTATCTGATGTTATTTTTTCTAATAATTCTACTGCTCTATTACTTAATGGGCCATCGGCCATTGCAATTTTTTGTAGCGCACTTTTTACTATTTCTATTTCAGTAATATTAGAAGCTATTTGTACTTTTTTAATAAATTCCTCAATCATATCCTGTCCAGGTGTTCCAGTATTCAAAATACTACAGCCTTTAGTTCCTAGTATTGTTGGTTTAGACCTTGCTTCACAACTCATCTTATTTTAAGAACACAATATTTCTATGCAGGAGCGGGCCAGCCATTAAGAGCTAGATAATGCATGAATCGCATCGTGCTGCGTATCGAGGCGCCGCTGTGACCGACACGATCGTTCAGAGCCGCGTGGATCCGGCCGATGTAAGGATCCATGCTAAATAGCACGCCGGCACGCACGCGACCATGCGCCATGCGTCTGTTGAGAGCCGCATGAATCTGTTCCATGCGAGGATCACTGCTGTACAGAAAGCCGGAGCCGCTTGGCTCTTTAGCTATGTCGGCCCACGCATCGGCCTTGGTAATTGCAGCGTACATGTCCTCATAGGCCATGCGCATTGTCTCATCTTGCACGTAGCTGAAATCTCCTGGAGTCGTCATCGTACTGGCCCAGTAGGGGCCAGGTACAGCTTCACCTTTATCAAAACTAAGGTATTTAATGGCTGCTACACAGGATCTGTTGTGACAGCGGTCGTTGCAGCTGCTACGTAGGGCGCCATAAAGGCGGGCCAGCCGACACGGGCCAGATGCTGCATCGCCCGCATGGTGCAGCCCATGGAGGCGCCGCTGTGACCCACACGATCATTCAGAGCCGCGTGAATCCGCTTGATATGCGGATCGCTGCTGAACATAAAACCGGCTCCGCTGGGCTCTTTTGCCATGTCGGCCCACGCCTCCGCCTTGGTGATCGCCGCGTACATGTCCTCGTAGGCCGTGCGCGTCATCTGATCTCGAATGCAGCTGAAATCTCCAGGGGTTGTCATCGTACTAGGCTAGTACAGTGACAAGCCCAGCCGTCACCTTTAGGCCCCACCCTTAGTAGAGAGATGTACGGACCCGCTAAATACTTCAAAGGTCTATCTGCAACACGAAAGAAGCAGAGGGCGGCGGAGATCCGCAAGTTCGGCTCCCTTGGCTGGAAGGATCCCGCCGCTTATACCGGCTTTGCCACCGATCGGGGAGTCAAAACCCGTCGATCGTCTTACACAGATCAATGGCGACGACGCTTTCCGGACGCGCGGTCACTCGAAGACAAGGCAGCTGCCACCGGTGTGCCGATCCATTTCATTAAAGCCTCCTACAATCGGGGTCTCGCCGCCTGGCGAACGGGACACAGGCCGGGTGCTACGGAACAGCAGTGGGGCTACGCCCGGGTGCATTCCTTTCTCCTCTGCGGCAAAACGGCGCTGACTACTGATTCGGACCTCAGGCGGAAGGCAATTGCGACTTCATCGAAAGCAAAGAAGTGGTACGCGTCGATTCAATGTTTGGTCTAATAGTCATCATCGTCATCCTCATCATCGTCATCCTCCTCCTCCTCATCCTCATCGTCCTCTAACTCATGTCCAGCCACATGGGTGCGGGCGTAACACGTATTCGCATAATGACCAGTCCGACCACAACGATAGCAGCTGTGTGGTTTCTTCTCTTTAGGTTTCTGACTCCTACAGGCGGCGGCCCAGTGCGAAGAAGACCCGCAGCTCGTACAACGATCCTCGGCCGCCCAGATCTCCGCCTTCAGATACTGATGCTGCGCTTCTGTCAGAGTATCCGTTACATATGAGCCTCCGCGCACATTGTCAATCCCATACTTAGCCATATACTTCTTGACATACGCATCCTCTTCAAAGGGGCTCGCGCCCTCTTTTGATTCAATCAAGGAGGTTGGCAGGTACTTGCTGGTCCAAGCGGATCCCGATCCATTCAAGTGCTCCTGGTACCGCTTCATCAGGTTCTCTGTCTTCCCCACATAGTAACGGCCACCTTCAAGACGTAAGACATAGATCGTTGTTGTCATCGTACTGCTAGGCTGCAGCAGCTACTACCCATCACTTTTTTGCCAACAGCAGAGGGCTAATGAAATGGGCTAAAGTCCGACCGTTTCAATCCTCTAGAGTATGATAGCCGCACTTGCCCTTCTGATTTGCACAGGAGTCGCAGGCGCTGGTCTCTTTACAGCCGGCATCCTACTCTACATGACGCCTCTGGTCGCAGCGGGCATTGGTCTATCGGCTATTTCGGTGGGCGGTATGATTGTCGTCTATGTTATCTGTCAGCCGCAACAAAACCAGCAAAACCAGCAAAACCAGCAAAACCAGCAAAACCAGTCCCAGCAAAACCAGCAGCCAAGGCCCATCTACACCATCAACAGCATGAAACGCAACAAGTCCGATACCGACCTAGAACTCATTGATCGGCAGACAAATGCATACGATTCAGGTGGAATCGTTTAGACCAAGCTTAAATGGCCCAAACCGATAGGGAACAGATGTCAGCCACACCGGCCTCCATGTTACAGGTCATCTGCACCGGTCTGCAAGACCGGGAACGACTGAACGCGCCGTGTGGCCAGCCCACCGTTAAATTCTACAAATCCGTGATGCGGCGACGTACGCGCTGGGCGTCCCAGTGGCGCCGCGTCGAGTTCGACAATCTCGCCGACTTTGGCAAGACCGCAATCACTACGATTCCGATCAACGGCGAACTCATCACCCGGGCCACTCTGGTTGTGGAGCTGCCCGACATTTATAGCCCACAAATCAAGGCCATCAACGCCAGCCCCAAGCCCATCGTCGGCCCCTCCTGGGCCTGGACCAACGGCATCGGCCATGCCATCTGCAGCGACGCACAGTTTCTCATCAACGACCAGATCATCGACCAATTCGACAGCCAGCTTCTCGAGGTCATTGACGAACAGGAGCGGCCCGTAGAGCATTTCGATTCAACCGACACCTTGATTGCCCGCGATCCCAGCACCTTCACGGATCAGCAGACGATCCAACTCGTGAAGCCGCTGGTCTCGGTGCAGCCGCCCACGAATCCGCCCACATACGTGACGTCGCCGATCAAGCAACCGCAGACAAATCCCCAGACAGTCGAGGTCATCTTCCCCTTTTGGTGGAATCGCGGCCCCGGTCCGCAGGCTCTGCCCATCCAGGCGCTCTCGCGCGACAAGGTGCAGATCAAAACCACGTTTAGGGCCGCACAAGATCTCGTCTATACTAGCACGCGGATTAACCCGGCCAACCCGGCCCTATCGGCCAATCAAGGCGCCGGCCCTTTACCCAGCATAAATGGCTGCGGCTTCTTTGTCAGCGATATCAGTAGCTCTACACTAATCTATAACGCCGCCTCCACCGCCAACCTTCAGGATGCAGGCCTCTCGGATCCATTTCCCGGCTCCGTTTATTCAGACAAGACAATGCCCACCGACTATCATTTCATCGATGCCTACTGGATCATCGAGTATGTCAGCCTCGAGGACCGCGAAGCCGCGGCCTTCAGGACCGCCGATCTGGAAATTCCCATTGAACAGCACCTGCCGTTACCCATTATCACCACCGGCGGAAGTCCCACTGTCGGTATTCGCATGGGGATCGGCGGTCTCGTACGGGATCTTACATGGGTCGCCCAGCGCGTCGAGGCTTCGTCCTACAATGCCTACTTTCTGTTTAGCAAGGATCTGGCACCGACCGGGTTCGCTTCTACGGGCAGCCCCTGTGATGTACCCTGGTGGCCGAATGCCCTGATTCCCAATTGGGATTACGGCACGGGCTACTTGCGACCCGGCTTCTCTGATCGCGGTTCCGATCCCATTGTGGCGGCCAAGATGACGATCCGCGGTCTCACCCGGTTCGAGCACGAGGGTGTCTCGATCTTCCGATCCCTTCTGCCGGCCCTGGGATGCAAACGGACTCCACTGATCGACCGCTACATTTATCGCTATGACTTTGGATTCTGGCCCACGGGCGGGCTCGCGGAAGCCCTGTTCAAGGCACAGGATGAGATCCGCGGCTGCGCCAATTGGGACAAACTGCCACGGCGCGAGCTCACTCTGACAATGAACCAGGCTTCCTGTGGCGGATTCAGTTGGGTCACTGACACGAGCCAACCGATCCAAACGATCACCGGCTCCGCCTTTGTCGATATCGATGCTCTGTTCGATCCACTGACAGACGGTCTGTATGTTACACTCAGGGGCGCCCAGCCACTCCTCCCCGATGGATCCGTCGATGTTGCGGGCAATAATGGAAATGGTGCGGTTGTAGCGGGCTACATTGACATGACGGCCCTTCGCCGTCAGCCCGGCTACATTCATTTACGCGGCCGCACGAATGAAAATGGCTCCGCCTCTCTGGTGCAGCGAACCACTGCGAAGGGCTATGAATGGATCGCGGTGGCGGCCTCTGGGGGCTACGGGATTTTTGCCGCCGGCGGGGGCGGCTATGCGGGCTCCGCGGTCGAAGTCGGATGGCGCGGAGGCAATACAGATCAGGCCCATGATACTACAACGAGCACTGCGGGATCTATCGCCTACAATACGCTGGGAAAAACCAATATTACTGCAACCAATATTTTATTTGATAATTCGGCAAATGGATTCCTAATGCAGGCGGCGGGCACCTTTGTGTCCGTCCAGATGTCGTTTGGAATTGCCGCGGATACAACCGTGGCGCCGATCGTCATTACAATGACAAATGTCACACAGGGGCTTACCTACACTCTCAAATCGCCCACATCGCATGTATATGTGCCGGTCAAGCGATGGACGATTAAGTTACCAACGACCGCAGCACCTGTCCATGTGGCCTCGGGAGATACGGTCTATTTTACTATCACCACGCAGCCCACCTATGTGCTGCCGAAAGCCTTTGATGCGCGCGTAGAGACCAATAATAATTTTAGTCTGGCGTGCAAGCTGATTATCCAACAGGATCCTAATACGGTTGTTGTTCCGCGCACCTATTATGGCGGCGGCGGTGGCGGGCGTCTCACAGCAGCCGGTGTTGGGCTGTCCGATGGTGTAAGAATGACCACGCTTCCCAGTTTTGTCGAGTCGCACCAGCAGACCGGTGGGCAGCTCTTTAATTTTCACGGTGGCGACGGATATTATGGCGGCGGAAGTGGTTCAGTTAGCGGCGGGGGCGGTGGATCCTATGTCAGTGCGCTCATAACGCAGGTGGATACCTATGAAGGGATCGATTCACCATTGCCATCTCCCGTCAGTATTACGCTAGTGCCGCAGAAACGCGTCCCGACTGTGCAGCCATCCTACAATATCCATGCCTGGGTCACCCGCTACAACCGGCTGCGGATCAACTCGGGGCACGGGGCTCTCCTGTTTTCGGAGGCTACGTAGTAGCCGGTCACCTGGCCAAAACTTGACACCTAAAGCCGGTGCCTACAAGCCAAGTACGATGTCAAACCAATTCGAAGTTGAAACTTCTGCTGCTGCCGAGTTCCCTCCCTGCAAGTCCTTTGATGAAATGCATCTCGACGAGAATCTTCTCCGAGGCATTTACAGTCACGGCTTTGAGAAGCCCTCCGCCATTCAATCCGTCGCGATCATGCCTATTGTGAAGGATCGCGACGTGATCGGCCAAGCCCAGTCGGGTACCGGAAAGACCGGCACCTTCGGCATCGGGGCGCTATCCCGAATTGATACCACCAAGAAGGGCGTACAGGCCCTCATTATGGCCCACACCCACGAGTTGGCCGATCAGATCGCCAATGTTATCAAGGCCCTCGGCCAGTACATGAAGGTCCAGGTCACCCTCGCCGTCGGCGGTATCCCCCGTCACCAGAACATCCGCGACATTCGCGCGGGAGCCCACGTGGTTGTCGGCACTCCCGGCCGCATCTACGATCTGGCCTCTAATGGTGAGCTCCGCTTTGACGCCCTCCGCTGCTTCATTCTCGACGAGGCCGACGAGATGCTCCGCGACCGCTTCGCCGAGCAGGTGGGCGAAATCGTCAAGATCGGCCTTCCCGAGCCCTGCCGTGTCGCCTTCTTCTCGGCCACGATGCCACCCGAGGTGCGCGAACTCGCCGACAAGATTCTCAAGGATCCCATCCGCATCACGCTCAAGACCGCCGATGTCAAGCTCGACGGCATCAAGCAGTTCTATGTCAAGCTCGATGACGAGCGCTGGAAGTTCGACACTTTCTGCGACATCTTCGAGAGCCTGACAATCCAGTCCTCGATCATCTTCGTTAATACGAAGGAGCGCGCCGAGAAGCTCAACGTGGCTCTGACGGATCGCGGCTTTCCCGTGTCGGTCATCTACGGCGACCCTATGACCCAGGCGATTCGCAAGCAGCGCATGGCCGACTTTCGCGCCGGCAAGACCCGTGTTCTCATTGCCACGAACTTGCTAGCGCGCGGCATTGATGTGCAACAGGTGTCGGTGGTCTTTAACTTTGACCTCCCGAACTTTGAGGACAAGGAGAATTACATTCATCGGATTGGTCGGTGTGGGCGATTCGGTCGCAAGGGGACGGCGATTTCGTTTCTGACGCCGGCAGAGAAGGATGTGCTGGACCAGATTGCGTCACACTACTCCTTCGAGACTCTAGCTCTGCCTGAAGATCTGAAGGGAGTTGTGGATGTCTAACGGCCGTAGTGCGCAGAGTCACTTCCACCTCTTGGTGCGCCCATTTAGGAAACTTGTGCAAAATAATACGATCATACCCCAACAGCGGCAGAGAGTCATCTTGAGTCTTCCCGTCCCGCCAATAAGTCGCCATCCGCTTTTTGAGTACGCAGATGCTGGCATTATAGGGATCAATATGGAGTTCATCTGTTAGTTTTTTGAGGATCATGATGCATTCACGGATGCGATCGGCCTGGGGCTTTTCTGTTTTGATGGTCGGCATTCTAGATACTGTTGGCGACTATTTCCTTAGGCAGGGTCACCGTGTCCTAGACAGGGTCACCGTGCTATGCAGGGTCACCGTGCTATGCAGGGTCACCGTGCCCTAGGCAGGATCCGATGAGTAGGAGCGCTGCGTCTGTGTGGCCGACCGTACTTGCGCCGGCGATGAGAAGGTGACCGTGGTATTCTCGCTGACACCCCGCTGTGAAGAGAAATAGGCCGTAGTCGAAGTCATGCGCGCCATGGCATCCTGCGTTACTGCACGGGGTGGCTGATGAATAACATCCACAAGCTGGGCCGCGAGCCCCACCATGAGCGGTCGAGACCGCAACGCCTCGTAGGTATCCTGATATTCGGCTAGAAGGGCTGCAGCATCTCCGTTAATGGTCTGACCCTGTCGAAGCGCAGCTGTGGCGGCAGCAATTGCGGAGACAGCCCGACAGCGGAAGATCTGCTCCTGGAGGTCGAGGCAGTCCGAGAAGGGAATAAAGTCCAGATATGCCTGCACATCACTGCCCGCCATTAGAGTGACACGCGTCTCCTCAGCAGCGGCAGCAGTAGAAGCAAAGACCGTCCAGTAGTCGCGATTTGCCACGAGGTTGCCGAGCCGGTAGGATTCGGGCATCACAGTGTCTGCATCTAGCTCACAACAGGTCCAGCCGCGAGGAGCTGTTAGAACAGTGGAACGAAAGGCCTCTGTGCGTAGCCCGCCGATGAGGTCACCGATAGCGCGTGGCAGCATTTCATCGTCGCGAATGTACTGATAGGCGCCCCTCCTTTTAAGAGCCATGGTGTTCAGCAGCTCGATGTTATGATCGGGGCCGTAGCCGAAGGCGGTCATCTGAATGGGCCCCAGGCGTGTCACAAGATCCATGAGGCCGGCCGTTGTCTGGATGCCCTCATTGATCTGTCCGTCTGTCAGAAGGACGAGACCATCAAGTGGCATTGCTGCTGCAACAGTCGCGATTGCAGAGAGACCCGCGGAAAGATTCGTGAGTCCATCGACTTGGACTGCATCGACGGCGGTATAGAAGGAGGCCATACCGGGTTCATCCAGGATCTGAGCAGCACACACAATCGTGGCGACCGAGTTAAACGTCACCAGCGTCACACGGTCCGTAGGTCTGAAGAGGTCCTTGGCTGCATGGAGTGTTCGTTTCACAGAGGCTAGGCGACCTCCTTCCATGGAGCCGCTGGTATCGACTACAAAGCCAATATGGAAAGATCGAGTAACCGCAGAGGCCACGTGGGTACGGATTGCCATATGGCGACCAAAGCGGATTCCGGTTATCATCGTACTGAATACAAAACAGTAGCAGCAGGTCGTCACATTTTAGGTGACTGACTCCTCAGGAGGAGGAGGTGCAAAGATTTCGTCCCACGCATGGAAGCAGCCGGTTTCAGATGCGCCGCCTTGGCCTGTAGGTCGGACGAGCCAATGGAGGGTCCGCCAGGTCGGCGGGTCACCGTCTCGTTCAGGAACATTCCATGTATGCTTCACGCCGTCCCAGAAGAGGACGGGCCGGCCCTCCTTGGTCACAAACAGATAGCGATCGCGCATCTGCATTCCAGGAAGCTCATGGAAGCACGTCTTCATGGCAAATATCAACGGCTCAGAAGCAGAAGCTACGAGGCGAAGGTCCATGTCTTTTCCTGCGGCCGCCGGGATGGGCCAGGGCAACGGAACCCACGTGGCGTCCCCCCGCTGGGTCCATTCAAAGAGCACATGATCTCCCGCGATCATCTGCATATTAAATATGGTATCGGGTGTCTTGGAGGCAATCACCTTGACACCCGACCACCAGGCCGGCGCATGGAGATCAGCGAGCGACTCGCTGATCGAAGTGCCCTCCACGTGGAAACTCGCCTTGTATCCCAGATCAGCCGGCAGAGGGGGAACAACAATATCGGATAACATCGTACTGCCGTGACCACTGGTCACGCGCCAGTCATTTTTTGATCATACGGGGCCTGGATCGCCTCTGCCGTTATTTCCGCATAGTCGCGCACCACTAACACCTCATCTTCTCCGCCCACGGTCATTGAGTCCGACCGGTCCAGCATCACGTGGTATAACACTTGCGCTGCATCTGCAGAAGGTAAAAACAGAGCGGCGCGGGTCCAAATACCCTTGTACAGGACAAGTTGCGCGGCACTGACACGGAACCCCGCTGGCGTCACACACTGTTCGTCACAGACTTCTCGGATCAGCCCCTTAACAACCGCTCCACTGGAGAGCACGTCGCCGATCTGAACGGTCGCCAGAGGGATCCAGGCGCCTCCCTGCATAAGAATATGAAGGGTGGGATCGAGCCCGAGGCTGTAATTGGGGACTGTCGGTCCTGGAATGGACCCAGGTCCATTTAACGTGGTCTCGGCGATCGCCTGCGCGGCGGCAATCACGGCCGGCTCGCTACTCTCCTCGTAGTCCTTGAAGATTGCATCGCCGGTATCCGTCACAATCGGAATCAGATTGGTGTCGGTACCGAGGCACCAGAGACGATCGAGGCGTTCGGCCGCCTGAGCCCTTCCATGGGATCGTGCCTGAACCCACCGCCCTCCCTCCTCGAGATAATGGTTGCCACTGACATGGACTCCGTCGATGCGCACCATGGTTGTTGTAGAACCATCAAACAGATAGGTACTGACCACTTCAGATCCGCCGGCTAATCTGTCGCCTATCTGGATGGCCGCGATTGGCCGCACAGATCCATCGGCCATGCGGATCGGCGTGTTGGGCGCAAAGCAGCATATATCGACGCCCGTGATAGCGCCTAGGAAGACAACGAGAGGATTGCATACGAGATTTGAGCCGAATGTAATTGTAGAAATAGCGGCATAGGCAAAGGATACAAAGAGTCCATAGACACGGGCAAAAATATCCTTGATGCGAATGAGGGACATGCGGACGCGGGTACCGATGAGACCGAATGCGTTTAAGAAATTGACCACAAAGTCCTCGAATCCCTTGAGGAGACCGAATATACCGGATTCAATGGAGGTTACTTTGCCATAGACACCATCGACAACTGAATTTATCGCACTGATACCGGAATAAATGGGATTGATGACACCTGGCGCGTGCTCTTTAACACTCTGGCTGACACAAAAATTCATGGTTTCACTGAGGCTGTACCCGTAGGCTGCGGCAAAAGGAGCGACAGAGGGCATGCACTGATAGAGAGACCAGTTACGTTTAATCTCATAATAATTGGCAATTTCGGCGATAATATAGGTGGCGATGGAGAGACCGAGCGTGATCATTACGAGAAGAAAGATGGAAGGGGGCTTCTTGAAAGAGTTCATGACAGAGGGATTATTGTTGGTGTAAATAGAGGCGCGGATCTGATTGTTAATATCGATCGCTTGTTTGAAAAGTGCATCTGGGACCTGGGCTTGTGGATCTGGTTTTTGTTCCTGTGGTGTTTCTCCTTCTGGTTTTTGTTCCTGTGGTGTTTCTCCTTCTGGTTTTTGTTCCTGTGGTTTTTGTTCCTGTGGTATATGCGGATATACAACCACGGGGGTTGATCTAGTAATAAATGGAAATCGATCTTTTACAGTTACATTGCCGGTTGTTTTATCAAGTGTAATAGTGGGTTTAAATATTCGTTGTAATAATGAAGGGTTATGAGAAACAACAGGTCCCTGTGGCGTGTGTTCCACGATAACGGGTTTTGGCCTTACTATATGTTGGAAAAGAGTTTCATTATTTTGTTGTTGCAATAACTGCTGTTTATGCAATTGCTGTTGGTTTTGTTGGCTCTGTTGGACCTGTGGTTGGTTTTGTTGGACCTGTGGCTGGTTTTGTGGTTGCTGTACCAGAACCTGTGTAATACTGGGTGGCCTAGAAAAAATCGATTTATTTTTCTGTACAATAACATTTCCGTAGATATCTCTACTTATTTTTGTCGGATTAAACCAGCGGTCGAAAGCAGAATCATTTGGTATAATTGCTGTGCGATATTGCGGCGCCTGCGATTGGTTTTGTTGGACCTGTGGTTGTGGTGGTGCCGTGTCACCCATCTACCGTGGGTCTCTGTTAAAATGCCTTGATTCCATACGTATCGCGAATCCAATCACGGTCCGCTTTGAAAATCTTGGAGGAGGTCGGTGCCGTGCGCTTCATATAAACAAACAGTGCATTCAGCTCCCGCCATACGGTCAGCGATCCATCGGCTTTGATGGCCTTGGCCAGAGCAGCACGACGATCAGCGACAGAAAGTGTTTTAACCTTGGCGTAGCCATAGCGACGGAGCACACCCTTCCGCAAGGGACCGATGCCGGGTCCCTCTCCAGGAAACCCCTTGCCCGGATTTCCTAGGTCCCGAATGCACGACGCCGGCACGAGCGACTTGCGTCCGAATCGCTTGCGCACATAGGCATCCCGCACAATCGTACCCTTGGGACACGATGTCACGCCCCGTTGTGATAATCGGTAACCCTGGAGACGTCGCGTCATTCGCCGCCGTGTTTTTGCCACAAAGTTGGCACGGGGTTCCCGCTTCGTAGTGGCCCGAACGCAGGAGCCGGCGACATGGGTGCCGGTCCGCTTCACAGTGTAAGCCCGGCGAGGATGGTAACCGGCGGGACAGGACATATCTACTATGTGTGCCGATTTTTAGTTCTGACGGTGGCTTTGTTGGCAGAAAACCCGCGCCGCCGTCAGGGAATGACAACTGCTGTGTCACTAACACAATTTATTATGCTCACCGTTGTTCTGACGATTGGCCTAGGGGGCGTCGTCGCTACCGCCCTTCGTCTCAATATAGCCGACAATTGGGAGGAGCGCCGTTGTGACCCCTATGTGGTCCCCATCGCCAGTTTCTTCAAGCCCTCTAATGATCCGCGCACACCGAGCCAGTATGCCACCGATAACTGGTCTTTCTGTCAGAAACAATACGTGCAAAATGCGATCAGTGTAGCAGCCGAGGCTCCCAAGGCACTTGTTGTCATTGAAGAGGCGACCGTGGGCATCGTGCAAGATGTGGTCAATGTTGCAGCCGACGTATTCTATGACGTATGGCGCTTCTGTTACCAGACATTCATGTCCTTCATGGACCGTATGAAAACGGCCGCCAAGCTGTTTCAGAATTTTATGATGAATTTATTCCATATTGTGGGGCAATTAAACGCCGCGGCCAACTCGATTTTCTTCGGCCTTATTGCAGTCTTGATCACAATCATTAATTCGATTGAACTGACACTGATTGTGTCGATCATAGTGATCGGCATTATTCTGCTCCTCCAAGTTCTCTTGTTTTTCATACTGATTCCCATTTCGGCGCTGATCGTCACTGTAACTGCGGCCGTTACAGCGGCCGTAGTCATCGTGGCGACGGCGATTGCCGCGGTGATGGTCTCAGAACTTTTCCACCCGGGGCAGTGTTTCGCAGCCGGCACACCGGTGGCTCTCAAGAAGGGACAGACAAAGTCCATTGAGTTGATCCGGATTGGCGACGTGTTGGCCGATGGAGGCCGCGTCACGGCCACGCATGCCTTTTGGAGTAATGATCCCTTATATGATCTAAATGGTATTCATGTAACGGGGGATCACCTGGTGCATCATGAAGGCCGTCGCATACCGGTTCGCGACCATCCATCCGCCGTCCTTCTGCAGCCTACCCTCTGGACCCGGATGCGGGGAGGTGAATATCTCTGGTGTCTGACTACAACGACGCGCACGATCCCCGTGGGCTCCTTTGTCTTTGCCGACTGGGAGGAGATCGCGACGGATGACACGGCCGCTCTGACCAAGTGGTACGCCGCTGTCTGGACGACACTGAACCCGAATCAACCTCTGCAAGAATCAACCGCCCTAGACTCTGAAGCCGGCCTTCATCCCGACTCCCTCGTTCAGGTTAAAACATGGTCCGGCATTGTTCTGAAACGACTCGGGGATGTTGCGATAGGGGATCGCATCGTAGATGGCCGCGATTCGACTACACTGGTGACCGGCGTGGTCAGAATCGCGGGGCCCGAGGCGGAGGCCGTTGAGATTGCCGGATGGGACAGTCCGGTAATTGTCAGTTCCGCTACCTGGATTCAGATGGTAGGTGTCTGGACTCAGGCGTCCCGGCTGGGCAAGCCCAAGGACATCCATTTGATCGAATGGGTCCATCTCTACACAGAATCCGGCTCGTTCATGATTGATGGCCTCTGGCCCGTTCGCGATGCGTCCGACATAGGAACTGCCAATCTGAAACCTCTTGTAGCCGCTATCGTTCTCTAAGAATCTGCGTGCTCTAAATAGAAAGGATGTCACCTCGCGGAATGTATTTGATCGGTATGTTGGTTCTCCTCTTTCTGGCCAACATTGCCATGCTGATGGGTATGACGAACTGGCCCTCCAGGACCCGCGAGGGCTTCGCTGCCACCATGGGCCGACCGAAGGCCGATAAGGACACATTTATGGATTATTTCACCGAACAGGGTTCCTTCATCTCGCCTCCCATTGGCCCCTATGACAATGTGAATCTGGCGGCGGGCCTGCCGCCGGCGGCCCAGGGCTTCCGTCAGACATCGCCTGATGTGCCTCTTCGTGGCCCGCCCATCAACATTGATGAGAATAATCTGCTGTACTTTGCCAACAACCAGTGCAAGCCCGAGTGCTGCAGCTCCTCGATGAGCTGCGATGGCGGCGGCTGCGTCTGCACGACCCCGGACCAGCGCGATTTCATCAATTGCCGCGGTGGGAACCGATGTGCAAAGGGGGCGAAGTCTGATGATGGGTTCTAAAGAACCCATCCTATCAGCTATGCGGCGATGGCTCCGCCATCTTGCGAAGTCAGACGACGGCTTCTAGCCGTCGTTCGACTAAGCTTCGGTAGCCTCGCGAAGATGATGGGTTCTAGCCGTCGTTCGACTAAGCTTCGGTAGCCTCGCGAAGATGATGGGTTCTAGCCTCTACATTCACGTACCAGCAGCCCTAAGCTTCTAGTACTCGAATGAAAACCGGTCCTTATAAATTCACCGGCGTCGTCTGCACCGGCCCCACCATCCCTCCGTCCTTGCAAACACGCCAATGCACGTGCGCCTCCAGCCGCCCCTTGAGCGGTACCGTATAAGGCTGAGGCTTGCGGATGCGCAGCACCACATGTCCATCCGCCGTCACGCGGGCCACCCCCGCATTGGCGAACTCCAGATAGGCCTTCTGCCAGTCCTTAAGATGATCCAGCCCCTCCTGCGACGGCTCCGCGGCCCAATACATGACTTTGGCCCCCGGTGTCAGTCCCGACACGGTCACCTCCGTATCGGCATGCTCCGGCACCTGCTCTTTCAATAGAGAACAGGGCACAACGGCCTCCCCCAGAAATGGCAGATACGTATCTCGGTGAAGACCAACATAGAGGGCGGCGAGCGCCGCTAGGATCGCAATAGCCGCTGCCACGGTGGCCCGGCGCTGCAGCAGCGCCACCAGAAGCGCACCTCCTACGAGGACAGCCATGGCCACTAAAAAGACGAGATGCCGCGTATAGTCCATTCTCTACTGTTGGCAGCCAAAAAACCAACACCTATCTTCAGACCAATGCCGCGACCATCCGGTTGAATATGTCTGCCGGTATAAACCGCTGCACCGGCCCCTCGAGTTCAAACAGAGATTTCCCCAAGTACGTCGGGGATTCAATCAGGCCCTTCTTAGAATACGTGTTGGTTCCGTGACTGCTCTGTACAATTGTATGGACGGGATCGAGCTGTATCATTTTTGCCGAGAAGGATCGCGTAAAGGCCGCCTCTTCCCCGTGCTTGACATCGGCCAGATAGACGCCGGCATAGTCTCGGGTCCAGGCCATGCAGGAGCTGACAGAATGATTAGGTCCGAGGGGAGCGAACTGATAGAGCCGTTGGAACCCGAAATCATACATGATCATGGGCGAACAACCGGCGATCTGGCGACCCGATGTTAGAAGCCGCTCAACTGCATGGCCCACCCGTGTAGGCGGATAATAATCATCGTCGTCGAGAACTACGCGGATATCGCCCGTCGCCTCTTCATTGGCGATGGCCCTGAGAGTTCCAAGGGGTGTGCCCGGCATTGTGGGAATATAGCGAATCGGTACGGGCGAATCCAACAAGTGGATCACGGGGCCCAGCGTAGGTGTTGCCTGGGAGCCATCCACAATAATCCATTCAATAATATCAACATACGTCTGGAGGCGAATCATATCTTGTAGGATCAGCAAAGAGGGAAAACGTCGTGCCTGTGAAATTGTGAGCAACGATACTGTTGGCAGTTTCATTACTGAGGCATCTGGTTTTAAGTTGCAAACGTCAAATTTGGCTTCGCCGCGCATCAGTAGAATGATCCTTCTTTTATCGGGTTGGGCGCGATCCGGTAAAGATGCGGCGGCAACTCTTCTGCAAGAGGAAATGGGGTTTTGCCGGTTCGCCTTTGCCGATGCTCTCAAGCACGAGGTGGCAGCCGTCCATGGTCTGCCTCTGGATCTCTTTCATTCACCGGCAAAGGGCATTCCTCTAGAAGGTTTCAATAAAACACCGCGGGATTTGCTGCTGGCCCACGCGGCGGCAGCCAGAGCAGTGGATCCCGATGTCTATGCCCGACAGGTGTTAGGAAAAATCCTTTGGTCAAATCACGATCGTATTGTTGTATCGGATTGGCGCTACAAGCGAGAACTCGATTTTCTGCAACGCTTCGCGGGCCGGCCGATTGTGACAGTGAGGATTGTGCGGCCTGGGGTATCACAGATGACCGATTTGAGCGAACACGATCTGGATGACCAGGCCATGAATTTTACGATTCAGAACGATGGCGGTATCAGTGATCTGCGCGATCGGCTCAAGGAGATCTTACAGTAACAGACACGACAGGCAGTTGATCAGACACGACAGACAGTTGATCAGACACGACAGGCAGTCGATCAGACACGACAGGCAGTCGATCAGACACGACAGGCAGTCGATCCCAAGTCGGCTCATACACATCCTGATAGTCGCTCGGTCCTGCCGATCCAAACCAGCGGTCCGGCGCAATCACATACTCTGCCTTTTCGCCTAGCCAAGCCCCCCACCAGGAGAAGGTCGAATTCGACAAAATATAGTACCGAAACTGACTCATCAGATGGAGTGCCGACGATGCATCCGCCTCCTCGACAAATGTGGCACCTTCGAGAAAATCGAGGCGGCGGCACCACGGCAGATCATCCGAAAAGACGAGGAACTTTAGTGCGGGATTAAATGATCGCATCTGGGCGACTGCTCTTCGGTAGTAGTCCTTTGTCAGGACTCCATGAAACGTTTGACTAGCGGGCGTCCTAAAGTAGTCCCCTCGGCGGATATGTATAACTGCATAGAGGCCGCCGATCAGATGACCATACTTCTCCGTCACATACTTACTAACCTTGTCGCCCGGAGTAAAATATACTTTAATCTCACTAGCATACTCTGCAAAGTGCCGGCTACTTTGAAAATAGCCCTTCAGCTCTCTGGCTGAAGTAGGAATCGGAGTATAGTGAAAGTGGGGTTCTTTCCATACAGGGCCTGTATGAACTCCTTGACTAAATAATCGCAGATATGTATCCCAATATGTACCATGAGCGGCGGATAAACATTTCATATACAATGGAGTCCTGGTGCGCTGACAGTGGGCGTAGGCAGCGGCCATCTGAAAGAGCTGATTGCCCAGACCTCCCTGTAAATAAATAGTTGTCATCTATTTACAGAGTTGTTGTTTTGTTTTTAGACCTTGCTTATCACTTATGGACAGCCGTGAGCTTGTAAATCGTTGCATCGCTCGAAATATCCCTGCGCCGACAACGAAAGGCCGAGTCAAACAGCGGCAGCGTAAGCTGCTGTGCCGGCACAGAGTTCTGTGCATCCTTGGCGATTGCACAATACAAATCAAAGCGCGGATAGCGTTCGGATCCATCCGGCGTATAGAGAATGTTCTTTCCGTTTTTGTCCGTTAGCCACAGCCACAGCAGATTCCAGAGAGGGCTCGTGGTCTCATGCTGCACACGCCCCGGCTCCCGTGTCATAACCTTCTGCGGCTGGATCACAGGATTAGGGGTGGGCCACATGGCCTCCAGCATGGCTACGGCCAAGCGACAGAGATCGAACGACTTGTTGGGACTCACCTTGGGCCGGCCGTGCTCATAATAGGGCCCGCAATTGTACTGTCCGCCGGCATCGGCATCCGGCGCATAGGCATCAGGAAACCACGTGCGATTTGTTCCCGAGCTGGCCAACACAGGCGGCTTGAACGTGGCCCGACCGAAATCGATGATCTTCATGATCCGGCCGAATGTGGGCACGCGATAGAACCGGTCGCCTCCCGCCGCCCCCATGACATGGTAATACAAGTGGGTCTCTCCCGTGCCGCACCACATAACATTGTTTGTGTGCAGATCATTGTGGATAAAATCATAGTGATGCTGCGCGGCCGTGAGCGCGGCGATCACCTGGAACATCCAGGCGGTCCAACGCTCCTCTTTGGTCTCGCGCATGTCGGCTGTCGCATCCTCCGCAATCTCATCCTCCATGAGATCATCGAGGGTGCCGTCGCAGCGCTCGAGCACCGTGAGCTGCACGGGAAAGTCCTTCACAATGAGCCGATAATCGATGTCATCTTCCGATCCAGAGGAGTGTGATCCCTGTGATCTCTGCACCGGCGATCCAACACGCGCCAGTTGTATCTGTGGCCGTGAGAGAACCGCGGTCCCCGACACTTCAATGTCGTCGGTTTCCTCTAGTGACTCTAGATCCGACTTGGACCCGGTAGAGACAGAGGAGACAGAGGTCGCATCACTCTCATCTGAGGCAGTTTCTCCTTCGGACCCAAAGAGCCGTGGCCGCACATCCTCCCAGGGCCGTGTGATCTCTGCCGTCACATCCGGATCCCAGGGATCCGATGCCACGATGCGAAAGGCGCCCGATGCAAGGCCGTCGCGATACCAGGCCTCGCCCTCGATGTCGCCCATGTCGTCCGTGACATTGTAGCTGTAGGTCGGCACACGCGCACTATAGGTGCCGTAGAAGCGACAGAAGTGGGGCGAACGGCCGGTCTCCACAAGCCGCGAAGCCATGCAGGCGAACACGGCATCGGTGTAAGCCTCATTGAAGGGATCATTGAGCTTGCGGAGAGCGCGCTGCCAGGCCGTGCGAAAGGTGGGAAGGGCTCCATCGGACGGAATTGCGTATTCTCCCGACAAGACCGCCAGTGGTTCTACAAGGTGCATCATGCGGATCCAGGTGGGCACTTGGCGTTTTTCGTGGGTCTGGATGTTTTCGACGAGGCTGGTGCCGTCGCTAACATCGATCGCCATCTCCTGGCTGGCGATGCTGGGACTGCCGGTGCTCTGGGTTGTCAGTGAAGGAAAGAGGGTCTCGAGGCTGGGGAAATAGGTATTTACCCGGCTGGCCACATGATAGAACTTGGGAGCGGGGCGCTGGAGATAATAGAGGCGGAGATCGGCCGGGGGAGTTCGCATGCTACTGGCGTACCTGGTGATTCGGGTCTTGGGGATGGACCGCGACCCCGCAGGCTCGAACCCCGCAGGCTCGATCCCTCGTATCTGACTCCATAATTAA